CTGACTGATCTCCGGTATTGGTTGCCGCTGACTGATCTCCGGTATTGGTTGCCGCTGAACGATTTCCGGTATTGGTTGCCGCTGAATAATCTCCGGTATTGGTTACCTTATCATCTTCCCAATCAACTTGCTCTTTTATATATTCAACGCCAGCTTTTATAATTCCAGCAATTCCAATTTCTGCTTTCACGGAAATTTTCTTTCCAACTCTCTTGCTATCATCAGATGATTTCTGGTCATTCTCTTCAAGATCAACTTCACAATATCTGGAATCTGAAGGATGATAATAACCGAATACATCCATCGGAAATTCGCAAGCATGGAATCCATAATTACAAATGTCTGCTTTTTCTTCTGTGTATTCTTTTCCAATTTCATACTGGAAATCTCTACACTTTAAGTCCTTGTCAAAGCCTTTAAAGCATTTCATTCTTTCTTTTCCTCCTTTGATTTTTCTACATCAAGTCCAAGCATTCTAAATGCCATTTTCTTTGTGAAATCATAATCGTTCACGCTATTCGCCCAAGCTTCAAATGCCTTTAATCTTCCAACCAGAAGTGCATATTCCTCATTGGCGTTCTCAGGTACAAAATCTGTACTCTTATTTTCTCCCATGTTTATCCTCCTTATCATTCTGACCGAATAATGCTGCAAACGCTGCACCAACCAACATTCCTGCTAATTCAGGCTTTTTCATAGCTTCTCCAACAGCTTCCATAAACTTCTTGTCAAGCTCTTCTTCACTCAAAAGTCCTCGTTCAAAAACCTCTCTAAGCTGTTCGTTTACTTCTTCCTCTTTTCCACCATATTTTACGAACATCTCTTTAATTTCATGGGTGATAACTGCATACTCTGAAAGAATATCAATCCCTTTACCAGAAATATTAACTAAGCCGTTTTCAAATTTAATCATTGTTTTTCCTCCCTATTTTCTTTTATTATCTCCCTCTGAATGGTATAATGTGTTCAGAAAGGAGGTGTGTTAAAATGTTTCTCAAATTAAAAGTTTCCTGTACTTGTCATTGTGATTACTATATAAGTGAAAGAATAAGTACAGACAAGGTTGTGTGCCCGAATTGCGGAAAGGAACATCCTTATTCTCATAAAATAATTTCAATGCTTCATGCCGCAAATGAGATTGATGATGGCAATGTTCCCGGAGCAGAAACAATAAAAACTTCCGTTATTTCTGAATGGGAAGATGTGACTGAGCGTCAATAACAATCTTCATGTACTCTAAAAAGCCTTTCGCTTCAGTGGCGGACAGACCGCATTCGGCAATTTCGTTTTTTACTTTTTCTACAAGGTCGCTTGCCTTCTGTCCGTTTTTGTGGCGATATAACTGATATATTTTAGAATCATAATCGTATAACCTTTCAGCAACGTAATCATCTGCTAACATTCTTTGTTCACCTCCCCTATTCAATAATTGTAAGATCTTCATCCACCGCAAATGGTTCAGTAACAAATATTCCATCTTCTTTAAAGAGAAGATCAATTTCAACATGTTGCTTATTTGCACACTTCACAACAACTACATTCTCATTTTCTTCTTTGGTATGTGTGAACAAAATATCTGCAATTTCAAAACCTACAAGAGAATGAAAAATTTCTGGATTATCTCCATAAAATTCGTAGCTTTTAATATCTTTCACTGTTTTACCCTCATTTTCTTTCTGAATTAATATCATAATTGCAATCGCGAATCTGCATTTTTGTATTTGTACACGGTTGCCATCCCTTGATGTACTTCACAGCTTCCTCATATCTTAATTTTGGAATGTTGTTTCTTGCGTTTACACCGAAATAAGATTTCACATCTCGATTACATTCTGCGAATACTTTCTTTCCGATTTCTGAATAGGCATTAGATTTCTTTCCGCCCAACGCTTCAATAACCACTAGCGAAACCAGATCCCCAAGATATTTTTGCTGACCGTAGTCAATTGTCATTGTATTTTCAAGTTTTTCGATTCTTTCCTCATGATCTGCTGTGCCCTGGGCAAGAATCTGAATTTGTTCGGCAACCGTCAATGGTTTTCTGTAGGAACCTGTCTTTCGAATTTCTGGGAGAACTTTACTTGTCACCCAGTCTGTAAACCTTTCGGCAGATTCTTTTCTGCTCTGGAAAATCAATTTATACATATTGGGTTCATTTACAAAGTTAGCATTCTGCTTTCTCCCGATACCATCAATGACCTCATTTGTAATGACCCCATCTGCATTTAACCTTGTCTTTGCCTGGCTCGGATTTGAAATTTCTAATGCTTTGCATATATCAATCATGCAAAACCAAGGTTCATTATCAATAGTTATTGTCCGAATATCTCCGAACTCTGGCGAATTAAAAATCTGTAATTCGTTCATTAGTCTCCTTTCTGTGATATAATCTCCTTTAGGAAGGTGTAATCTCTTTTACATAGAGCACATCTACTGGGTTAAATTTCAAACAATATTGCTTTCCAGCGTCATCCCATTCCAAACGTATCAGTTTATCTCTAATGTCTGGTTTCACAATATCATCCTGGAACACGCACGGAATTTCGATTGTTTCCCCATTTTTAAATTTGATAATTGTCATCTTCCCGCCTCCTTATGAGCTTTCCTCTCAAACCGCTTCCAGATAAGCCAAATCTTTAACTGTCTCCAATCTCTTCTTGCAGTCTTTGTAGATTTCCTTATAATGTTTTCCTTGCATGATTCCGAGATCAATTTCATGTAAGATAATATTTTCCATCAAGGACAGGTTGTTGAGTTGCATTACCGTAGCTTCATCTCTCTTATTGATCCCCGCCATCTTGTTTGCTAATTTGGAATATGTCATGTAAAGCATTTCTGCATGACTGCTTCCCTGTACTTTGGCGTATTCAACAAGTTTCTGAATAGTATCGGTTTCTGCCTTTCTGGTAAGTTTGCCGGCTTTTCTGGTTTCAACCCAAACCTGGGTTGATTTCTCACGAATGAAATTCTCCATCTGGTTAAAAGCTTTTATGTATTGCAATTTCCATTCAAGGGCTTCTTTTCCTGTAAATCCCATTACCAGTAAAGAAAATCCATCCCTATTCATTATATAAAATGGATAAGTCTGTTTATTTTGAGGATGTACATAACTGCTTTTAATAAATAAGGGGTCTCCACCATTTTGAGCACACCCTTTTCCAATCAAATCAGAATACATTCTTTCAATTTCGGAAATGAGTTTGTCATGTCTTTTCCCAAATTTCTTAGCCACCTGTAAACTATCACAGACAGCTTCTTCATTACGAAGATAAACTAAATCGTCTATGATTTTCCTCCTTTCTTGTGTTATACTCCCTATAAGAGGGGAGGTGATGATTATTGGTATTTAATGGTTTCTGCGATAAGCAGAACAAAAATTATTCCATTGAAGCTTCTCTCATTAATACTGGATCATTGGATGATTTGACGCCTAATTACACAATAGGTCGAATTAAGTGTAATTATGCAAGCAAAACTGGATGTTGTTCAAATCCGAAACAATGTTCCATTTTAAAAGCTTCAAAATAATTCTGTTTGGCTCTCTGAAAAATGGGAGCCTTACTCTAGTGAAAAAGTCATCATCCGTGGATTATCTTTAAATTTTATACCCTCAATTTCACCTACTCCATTTTGATTAACTTTCAAAAATTGTAAATCTGTAGATAAATCAAAAGCATTCAGATCAATGGAAAGTATAGGTTCTGAATCTCCAACTCCCTGTTTCAGCTCAAAACTTCTTACGCCTTCGAGTTTGTGACCATCCACAAGGATTTCTGTAAATATTCCACATTCGCCATCTACTTGACGAATTTCAATTTTTGATTTTTTCATGCAATTCCCTTCTTAATAAATTTTTAATTCAATTTAATTGAATCTATTGGGCACAAAAATAAAGTCCATAGGAATACCAGAAAGTTCACTCATTTTTCTAAGTTGTGATAATGTTGGTTCTGTCTTTCCTTTTTCCCAGTTAACAACTGTACTATTGGAAATACCGAACATTTCAGCCCATTCTTTCTGGTTATATCCAGCGTTCACACGAACTGCTTCTAATGAAATCTTTGGCATTTGCTCATCTCCTTTCTTAACTGATGGTCTTATTGTAATTCATTTTAATTGAATTGTCAACACTAAAATTCAATTATTTTGAATTTATGCTTGAATTTTTTATTAGTATGATGTACAATACAATATGTAAGGAGGAGGAACACCATGATGACAGATGAAGAACAGAAAAAAATCTTTTCAAACAATCTCAACAAGTATATTTCATTAAGTGGCAAACAGCAAAAAGAAGTTGCCGAAGCAGTAGGAACTAACCCTTCCACATTTAATATGTGGTGCAAAGGCAATTCAATGCCTGGAACTGGAAAAATCAGAGCGTTAGCAGATTATTTCCGAATTGGAATGTCTGACTTAACGGATTTGAAAGAGGAAAAGGAAATTGATGCAGAATATTCAGATGTATCAATGAAAATCGGGCTAACAGATCCACGATTCATGAAAATTATTCTTGAATACGATAAACTGTCGCCCGATAAAAAAGATTTGTTGTGTGATTTCTTTGAAAAGTTTATTTTCTAGGTTCTGAGGGTGGGAATTATCTTCCCGCCCTTTCTTCTTTGTATCCTCTTTTAACAAACCAATAGATAAGATTTAATATCTTTTCACTATGTATCTCTTGTATCATCTCAATAATTTCTTTCTTGTAATCCACGTAAATCCCTCCCAATATTCCAAACTTCTGTTCTTATTTACTAAATTATATCATGTTTTCATAACCATATAATGGGACGGAATCATCTCCACTCAAGTCCTTTCTGGCAAGTTGCTTTTCCTCGATATTATTGCAAATTATGTTTTTTTCAGTATAGATATTGTGATTTTGGTACTTTTCATTCGTTATATATGTAGATAGAAATAAAGGGGCTGGATGCTTGTCAGCGAGGGATTTATAGCGTTCATGAACAACCTGTTTTACCTCTGCTTTTGCAGTTTCGATAGTTTTATTCCTCCCAAAGATAATACTACGATCCGGGCGGAAGTAAACGTATTGAATCAAGAACGCCTGCACGAATATCAGTATAAACACAATTATGATTTTTTTATGTTTCTCCATGAATCCATCCCCTTTACACTATCATCTTAATGTATTACAATAACATTGTATCAAAAAATATACAATCACACAGGAAATGGCGAAATTAGCACCTCTGGTGGCGAATTTTACGTGAAAAGAGATGATTTGAATGAGAATTGCAATATGTGATGATAGCGAAATCCAGATTGATATATTTATGCATCGGATTAATAATTTTCTCAAACGAAATGGTGATATAAAAGCATTGATTACTCCGTATGATAAAGGGCAGCCGCTTATTGATGATGTGGCAGATGGCGAGTGGTATGATATTGTGGTTTTGGATATCGTTTTGAAAGAAGAAAATGGAATTGAAGTTGCAAAGGAATTGAGATTAAATGGCTATGATGGAAATATTATTTTCTGGACAGCCCACAAAGAGTATGTTTTTGAAGCTCTTGATTTACTCCCAATTCACTATATTATAAAAGGATCTGAAAATGGCAGAATGTATACTGCTTTCAATCATGCTCTGGAACATATCAGCAAAAGCACTCTTATGATAAAAGGAAAAGACTTTATTCATCGGGTGGAATTTCAAAATATAGAATATATTGAGAGCCAAAACAAATACATCATTATTCACTGCACTTGCGGTATAGTTTATATGGAACGATGTAAAATGTCTGATATTGAAGAATTACTGGATTCCAGATTCTTGAGATGTCACCAGAGCTACATAATAAACATGGATGAGGTAAAAGAAATAAATACTTCGTTCCTTATGTTTTCTGGGAATACTGTGCCAATCAGAAGAAAAGACTTTGCGAAAATAAGAAACGAATTTGAAGAATATACGACATTTAAGTAGCTCCCGGGGAAAGCCCCGGGAGTATTATTATTTCAGTAATTCATTGACTTTTTTCTGCACTTCTGCGTAGTTGTAGCCGGCAGCTTCCAGGCGGTCTCGTCTATCTTGTCCATTTCCCCATTCGCCATTGATTACCTCTTTTGCAACCTTGTCTACACTTTTCTTTGCTGTTACGGAATACACCGCTTTTCCATTCCAGTCAAAAACAGAGTAACCAGCTTTGCAAGCCTTTTTCGCATTTTTCAGTGACTTGTACGCCCCGATCTGGCTCTTGGAATCCTTCCAGGTCTTACGGACACGGTAATACTTATCAACCTTTACAGTCGGCTTTGTGGTTGGTACTGTCACGGTTTTGCTGGAAATAAGCTTCTTGAATCTATCCCAGTCACCCTTTGCACGGATAACGGATGGACAATTCTTAGCACACACATCGTAATGCTGCACTACTCGGAATGCCGGGATATTGTACTTTTTCATCAATTGCTTGCATACATCAACGGTATTCTGGTATGCTTTTTCGTAGTTATATCCGGCATTCATACACATTTCAATTCCGATGGAATTATGATTATTTACAGTTCCAAAAAGTTTACCGCCGTAATCTACCCCAACATGCCATGCTCCACGATTGTACGGCAAGGCTTGGTATGCTGACTTATCGTCAACGAATACGTGGGCTGAATAACCATGAAAATTGCCATTATGCTGTGCGGTGGCGTGTGCCTTAGCGTCTGCTGTTTTGGCTATATTATCTGTATTGTGAATGACAATATACAGAGGTGTTTGTCCTGAGTAGCTGTTGTTGTTGCTGATTAATGAGGTATTGATATTCATGTATGTTCTCCTTTCTTGTTGAGGTTAAAAAGTGCATAATAAAAAGCACCCCATTTGGAGTGCTCTTTAGCATAAACTCTTTATCCTATATATTTACGGTGATTATGGTTCACAAAGGGAAGTTACTATGTTATAATATAGTACCTTCCCTTTGTGGTGCTTGGAGCTGAGTTTTTTGATTGGTAGTCGGGAACTCAGCTCCCTTTTTGTTGTTCCGATTTTGATATACTGATTATATCATATTCATTTTATGTTTGGTAGTGTTTTGTTATTTTTTCTTGTTTCTCCAATAAACTCTATAGTGATAAGACGAAATTATGCATTGATTCTAATATAAGTAATCTTAATGATTTTGGAAAAGATCAAACTCAAATGCTTAGTGGAATCGCATATAATTCAGCATTAAATTATATGCCCAGCGAAGAGTATTTTGCCAATGTTTTTTATATTCCGTCTTGGAAAAAATATGGGGTACAGCTTGCATGTGTACCAGATTCAGGAAATATTTATGTACGTATGAATAAAGACGGTAAATGGGATTCTTGGATAAAGTTAAATTAAAACAAAATTATGAAATAATGATACTATTTTGTATAGACTTGAGCAATAACTGTATTAGAAGTCTGGCATTTCATAGTTAATGTATTGTTATTACAATAAGCATAAAAGCCTGTTCCAACACTGTTGCCGGCAGCTGAGAACACTTCTTTTTCATAAACAATATTTATCGGAGTGACACGCATGATATACGATTTGCCACCATATACTTGCTGCTCGTTTTTTGACCCTACAAACAATAGTATTTCTTTTGCATTGCTAGGAATTTGAACTGTTATACCTGTATCGCTTGCTGGAATATCATATGTTCCAATGCTATCCCAGGTCTCACTATTTAGTGCATTTATCGCCCCGATAACTGTCTTGTTTTCGGTTTCCAATTTACCGATAACAGCCGTTGCCATTTTATCAACTACATAATCCCAAAACTTGCTCATCAGTCCACGTTTATTCGCTCTCGCAGTTGCGTCATACAACATTACTTCGTCATTATCCGCTAACGTATTTTTTGATGTGTATTCAGTCCATTTTGGCATGTTGTTGCCCTCCTTTAATTATTGGTTTTGATGTTTGATCTACTAAAAAAGAGGATGATTTCTCACCCTCTTTATACCGATTTGCTTAAAATTTTTTTGATTTCTGCAAGTTCTTCTTTAATGCTTTTTAATTCAGATTTCAATTCTTCATTCTCGCATTTGAGTTCCTTGATTTTCTCGTGATTGAATTTTATCATAGCGAACATGGATGGAATCATAATTCTGTAATTCCAATCCTCTGGCTTTCCATCTGGTAGATGATTTACTGCAATTGGAAAACGCCTTTCCATGTCCTCTGCAAGAAACATTGGCATTAATTTATCATATCGGCTATCGTTTTTATCCAAATACCCTTCTTTGTATTTCGCCCAAACAACCTTTGTCCTATAGAGTTCTTCCAGCTCTTCTTCTTTAACTGTTGTCCGAATTGACTTATAACGCCAAGAAGATGATGGGACTTTAATAACCATTCCATCTGAATTAATACCCAAGTGTGTTCCGTCTGTAATATTTCCCATATTTTCAAGACAGAAAAAATTCGTAGCATCACCGAAACCGCTTAGTGGATTTCTGATTTTTATGCCGCCATCAATTACAAATCCGCTTCCATTTGCTTTTAGATCAACGCCATTTATGGTTACCATGTTGTTTTTCGCATCAAGTACAATAGCACCGTTTGCAGAGGTTAATTTTCCATTTGTTTTATCAATCTGCCAGTTTCCAATTTCCCCAGTTAGCGACTTTACGCTTCCAGAAAATTCGCCTTGGTTAAAATGAACACCTGTATTGTCAATATATCCAACCTGTGTGCCACTTGCATTCAGAATGGAAAGTAACCCATTTCCGTTATTTGAACCGCCAAGTTTCAATGTACCTCCATGTGCATAGGTGAATGAAAAATACAATTCTCCATTTTCCATGTACATGCCCTTTATTGCACCGTTGTTTGTAAGCATATTGAACACTTGCTCATTTGTGTAAGCGTATTCAAGTTTTGGCATATAAATATAAGTATCATATTTTACGCTAGACCCAACTGATGATGTCAAGATTCTCAAACTGTTTAAACTATCATTTGGTAAGCTAGATAAAGTTGTTGTTACTTGCAGTCTTTGCCATTCAGTTGTAGTTTTAGCATTTAATATTGTTTTACTTCCAAGATACACATATACTTGTGTTGCAACACTAGTTTTTATCCAAAACGAAAAAGTATAATTTCCAGTAACTTTTATTGGCTTATAATTTTTCGTTCCAAATTGTGCTCCAGTTCCGTTTATTTTAATTGCATTTTTGCCGCCATCTACATCCTGAACTCCATACTCATATGTATATGCACTCTGTGTAGACCAATAATCTTTAACATTTTGTTCTGTTAGATAATAGCCTTTAATAATATTGTCCGATGTAATATCTTGGACTTGTTTTATAGCTTCTTCCTGTGCTATATCAGTAACGCTTTTATCTCCTAATGTAAACTGTGAAGCTGCTATTGTTACTGCACCAGTAGTTTTGTCAATAGCAAAAGTGGTCTTTCCATTGCTATCAACAACCTTAATACCTTTGGCTTGCACGTATTCTCCGTTTACATAGACATTTCCGTTTTCATCCAAGTAAATCCCCTGTGCCTTGCCGCCATTGGTGAGTTTGTTGAAAATATCGGCTTGTGTCTGTCCAGAAACTGCGGTGCTGGCAGAAGAATCTGCAATTTCCTTTACTGTTTTGCCTTGTAAGGAAAAAGTTTTTGGAGCTAGGATGACGTTTCCTTTGCTGTCGATTTCTAAGGTTACGTTCTTGTCATCATTAATGACTTTTAGCCCACGACCATTAATTCTCTCACCGGCAAGCAATCCAGCCAGAATATATTTTGCATTGATATATACTTTTCCGTCCTCGATGTAGATTCCCTGTTCTGTCCCGCCTTTTGTGAGTTTATTGAACACTTCATCCTGTCCAAGACTGGTATCGTAATTGTCAATTGCATTTTTGATATCATCTTTGTCTGCATACTTGAAATCTATCCAATCAGATGCGTCAAAATCTCCATCAACACGATTTACAGTGGAGGTTTTGAGGGAAGCCTTTCCTTCACTATTGGTCGTTACCCACAAGTCACCTTCGTAATATGGTGGTGTTGGCTGAATCATGTAAACAGATGATTTACCGTCTATCTTGTCCAACAATTCATTTGGTATGGACTGTGGTTGCCAGATGCCAGATTTGTATATCCACTGGGTGTTATCCGTGGTATTATGCCAAAGATCGCCTTCATGCTCTACCTTCTCAGATTCCCATACCAAAACAATTTCATTCCCGGATTCATCCAGAATCTTGTTTCCGTCAATATCACACCATGGATATTCCTCTGTTTTTGTCCATTTTACAGATGGATCGTTTGGCTGATACCAAGTCTCAATTTTCCCGTCTATCTGCGTCTTTAAAGAATTAAGTGAATCTTTAAAAACACCATTGATAAATAAGTCTAAAGAGCTATCATCCGTATACTTTGAAGCCTTTTCCCAATCATCCACTGAATAAGAGCCGCTTGCTCTGGCAACCTTACATCTCATCAAGTCACCATTAGAGCCTTGCGTCCATAAGTCTCCAATGTCATAAGGTGGCTTTGGCTGAACGACGAATACACGCCGCTTATGATCTGCCGTATCTTGCGCTTTTTCTGCGGCGGCAAGTGCTAACGTGATATCAGTATCTTGTACCAGTTGCCACTTCCATGTTGCCCCATCTTGCATAAAACGGTAAGCATATCCTTTGGATTTCCAGTAAAATAAGTCACCCTCATGTTTCTTTCGTTCTTCGTTGGTAGTCCAACCAGAAGCCGGGATATTCTGCAAGGTTGGTTCATAGTCATAAAAAAAAGTCTCAATCTGTCCGTCGATTTGAGACTGTAAATTATTGATATCAGTTGTGTATGTATTGCTTATAAAATTATTTACTTCTTTTTCTGCTTTTTCCTTTGCAATTGCATTAACATCTTTTCCCTTGATTTGTACTGAGTCTGCATTAATAACAACCCTTCCTGTTGTTACATCAACCAGGAAAGTTGTGTTTCCATCTTTATCAATAGCCTTAATGGTTCCTGTATTAATCCAGTCAGCATTAACACCTGTAGCCGTAAGGATTCTGGCAATCACATCACCATCGACCGTCATACCGCCATTCCAATGTTGTCCACCATCTGTAGAAACAGCCCACGCTTCCGCAGTCATTTTCCATACAATATCAGAATCGGACAGCTGTGGCTTGTTATGAAGATAATAGATGTTGCTTCCGTCCGGCTGTGTTTCTACTGTTGTGTATGTTCCAGAAGATTCCGCAAGGCGCTGTGATAATTCTTCCAGTGCCTTTTCTCTGGCGGTACGTTCATCTTTTAAGTTCTTTTTGTTTTCAGCTTGCACCTGTTGACCAAGTGTGTACTGTTTCTGCTTATTCCTAGATACGCTCTTAGCACTGCATTCAAGTTGCTCAAATGTGCCTGGATTCAAAGCAACAGAAGTTAGGAAGCTCTTGTACTGTTTCCCATTTCTGTCGGAAATCTCAATGGTGTCACCAGCTTCCCATGCAATATTGGTCAATGCGCCTGTGGTAAACGGTCTGAATTTCAGCCCCACGCACCTGTCTGCGATAATTTGACAGATTTTCTCGCCAGAGCCTTCTTGAATTAGCTTATTATCACTAATTTCGATAACATAGCCAGATTCCCCCGACTGATATGTTTTCGCTTCATTTTGAGAAGAATTTTCAACGTATTCTGTAACTTTTACACCTGTTATTTCGACATCGTACATCCATGGTGTGAATCCATTTGTATCTATGGCTGTAATACCCTTTTGCATAACAGTTATAATCTGTGCGCCAGTGGTATCTAAGATATCTTTCCCTTCAATATCTTTCCATGGAACTTCTTCCTTATTATAAAAATCGTCTGGCACTTCATTTTTATACCAGCCAAGGCATAATCTGCCGTATGCATCTGTTTTCGCCCACTGACAGCCCATCTGTGCTATCCATGCAATTACCTGTCTGAAGGTAATACTGCTATCATCTGGTCGATTCTGAATTACGAAATCATCATTATCAAACCTTGTAGATTGAAGTGTTACTCCGCACACATTGCAAGCATCCTGGATGATTTGTAATCTTGTTGCTGGATAAGTCAGTTTACTATCAGAATAATCACGATCAAATAATCGCATGGAATCTTCACAAGTTAGGCTGATAATAGCTGTGTTTTGGTATGGGGCATCTGTTACTGTCATGGTACAGATACGGATTTTTTCAATGCCAGTAGATAATTCAAGCCCAATATGGCAAACAACTCTCGCTCCGTCCCAGATGTAGTCTGTGTATTTGCCAGAAAAGTTGTTGATCTGCAATGTCAGCTTATTTACGATAGCTGCGCCGATATCAAAAGAACCGCTTTGCGATACTGCATCCTCAAATTTAAAGCCATTAGACCATAAATCTTTGTCGGTAATGGATAATGTACTTCCGTCTGTGAAGGTAAAATCTGCATATTTCAGATAGTTACGGTTCCCACTATTCTGTTGTTCTTTAAATTCCGTTGATAAATTTCGCATATCTTACCTCTCGATAAAATCAAAACTAAGTCCTTCCATGCGCTCATTGCCTATCCACCAACACTTAAAAGGGGATTCCCTGTCACCAACATAAAATGTTCTGGTTTCGTGCTTGTTTGCAGATAGCAAGTCTGGATATGTGACCTGTATGTACTCTGGATTTACTGCCTGTATAATTTTGCAAGCAGTGTCCCAGTCTGGGCCATTCCAACCTACAGACAGCTTTCGTTTCTGTCCAACTCTGTTTTTGTGCATGGTCGTATCGTCTGTTCTGCCGGATTCTGACGCCGATATATCCTGTAATCCCCATGTAAAAGAAGAAGGACAGGGCATTGCTACCCCATCCACTTTTAAAAATACTTCTGCCATATATTCACCTACCTAAATAATTAACTTTTTATTTTCAGTTAGATATGTGATTTCTGCAAATCGTTCAATCCTCTGTTTGCAATCTTTGTAAATTTCTTTATAGTGCATTCCCATTGACATATCAATTCTAATAGTTTGTAGAATAATGCTTTCAATCAGTGTTAAATTATTTAAATCAAAAACTGACAATTCATCTCGTTTTCCGCCTATAATGCTTTTAGCTAATCTCGTATAAACCAAATATAGTTTATCTGAATTTTTGCTTCCTTGTTCTCTTGCATAACTAACCAATAGCTTAATTACATCCGTTTCTTTCAATCTATTTGTTTTATTATCTATCCTGGTAGTATTCCATTGCTTAGATTGTTTTTCCAATAAAAACTTTCTCATGGAGTAGAATTGCCTAACCAGCTCTTTTTTAAATTTAACAACAACTTTTGAATTTCTTAAAAGAGTAATTATAAAAGTAGCTTGTTCTTCATTGAGAAAATATATTTTTTCATGTGTTGCGCCCCTATAATGTTCATGTTTTAGCACTCTAATTTCAAATCGGAGTGCTCCAAATTCTTCAATATCATTAGAATACTTAGAAATAATCGCCTGCACAGCTGAATGCTTATTTCCAGTTCCTTCTGCAATTACTTTGCTATTTGTAAAAACCTCATCATTTCTCAGCTCAACCAATTCGTACATACTTTTCCACCTTTCTTACGCTACTATTTTTTAGGCTGTGGAAAAAGGACAACGCAAAAATGCGCCCTCCTTTTTTTGGCAACAAAAAAGCGCCTACCCCGAAAGGTAAACGCTTTAAAATTTGCTTATTATGATTTTATATCATAACATACTGTGAAAGTATCATTCAGTATACTATGGTATCATTCTACAATTCCTCCCAACGCTCTAATCAACTTCTGTTTGCGGTTATACTTCAAAATCTCGGAAATCTGCCCCATCATATCATCCATTGTCATGTTGCTCTTCATGCTGTTGCAGCGCTTACACGCCAGTTGCAGATTCTTAATATCATTGGTGCCGCCCCGGGACAGCGGTGTAATGTGGTCGATTGTCATTTTCTTGAACTTGACAGGCTTACCGCATATCGCACATTTTCCGTTGCACTTGGCGTACACACTCTTTTTCTGAAAGTCATTGAACTGGATTCTGTTTGCCATACGATCACGCTTTCCCGATTAACTGTTTGGTAAAGAGATACATTCCCTTTAATTTTGACAGGTCTTTCAAATTGATAAGATTTTCAATGATTCTCTGTCTGTACATATACTCGTCCAGAAGCACTAAGCACTCGTTGTTATCTGCGTTCAGTTCGTCAATTGTTTTCTGTAATTCAGCCTTTGTCATTTTATTTTCCTCCTGTGTATCCCTGTAAAAATCTAATTATGCGATTTCTACTCTGTATGCAATCATCATTTCTTTAATCACGCTAACGTAAATATCTTTCAGCCGCTTATTCTGCATAATCACGGACAGTTTATTAATCTGGTTAGTCTGTGCCTTGGTGCATCCTCTTTCCTCGGCTCTGGAAATCGCATTTCTAAGCTGCTGATCCAATCGGCAACCAGCTCTGTCCGATAATCTGCGGTAGCTTTCGTTTCTGGCGGCGGCATATTTATTCCCGAATGAGTAAGAGAAATCATCGCTCTCGGCAATCTTTGAAATACATCTGTTCACCCACTTCTCTGTTCCAACATCGGAATCCGTTCCCTTAAAGGTATCAATGATGGTTTTCATGTTCTTCTCTTGTTGGTCGGCACGTTCCGCAAGTTTCTTCTGTTCCAGTTCAGTCTTGGCTACCTGTTGAAAAATCTGATTAAACATTTGCAGTTCGGGGGACAGTTGATTAATGTTGATTGCTGTTTGCTTGTATTTCTCTTCCACTTGGATGAAATACTTGCGAACCTGTTTCCCTTTGTCGTTGCGTTCAAGCATTGCCATTTCTTTGGCAGTGTCAAGTTTGATGAGGTATTCAATCGTGTGTTTACTGCCTGTTACCTGCTCCTCAATTTTGGGGAGCAGGTCAAAATCTTCTTTTTCCTCGGCATCACACTCTGATAATCTTCTCTTTACCCATGTGGAAAAATCTGTCTTGACCGCTAAGCTTTTATGCAAGTCTTTTCCGTACACAACTTTAATTCCTTTTTCGGTTTCATACACAGGAACTAATTCATTTTCAATAATCTTCAAATCTGCCATAAAAAATCTCCTTTCGGTGTTTACAATTACACCGAAGGGAGATATAATGACAATATCAACCACTTCGGTGTGTTGAGTGCTTAAAGGGTTCCGACTTTTCCATGGTGCGGGAATCCTTTTTTATTTGTTTGCTTTTAACATATTCTTGATTTCGATAATTTCCTGTAAGATTTTATCCTCTTTGTCTGCACGAATATCTCCATCAATTAATCTGCGAATATAATCGTTTTTACTCACCCCCATTTCTTTTGCTTTCTCACCGACAAAATCAAGCTGTTCTTCTGTCAGTCTTAACGTAAATGTTTTAATACTCATTAGTAGCATTTCTCCTTTCTTGAAGTCATATTGACTTCTTTCTTATAATATACCATGAAGTCATTTAGAAGTCAATAACATTTTCTATTTTTTTAGAAAACGTATCAATCAAGGTTCTCGTCATTATGACGAACACCTTTTCGCTAAAATTTTAGCAGAATTGGCTTCCACAAAATAATGGAGCCGAAATTTCGGCGGCTTATTCACTGTCGAATTTTCGACAGTGTGCGTCTCGTCTTTTAGGAAGAGTCGCAGTTAGCCGAAGTAAAATTGACTTTGGTGATTGAAGTATCCACTTTTCCGCATGAATGCGGAGTCACTAGCCATTGTGGCGAACCTAGGACAAATTGTCCGAAATGCTAACCGTCATCAAATTGATGATAGTTCAAAATATCAATCATAGAAATAGGGTGCATCAAATTAGAAGCACCCCTATTAAAAATAAAAGGTGTCGAAATTTCTACGCCTTTTCGCCATGTATGGCTAAAACCCATATAAGCTGCTCAAATTTGTGCACCTTGTATGAATAAACAGTTTGCCATAGTAACGAAAGGTCAATTTGTCCGTTCGCTTCTCATGGCGAAAAACAGCTCCATAAATTTGTGGAACAGCTATTAACCATCTTGCAATTCACGACAGTTTTTTACTGACGATTCGTCATTTTGATGAATCGTTATTTTTTTCAAATTTCCTATTCCACTATTCATTTTGGAGTGGTAAAATATGTATATCATACTAAAGAGGGGGATTTTACATGAAAAGAAAATTTGTTATGGTTTTGGCTTTAACATCCATTTTTTCAAGTGTTACGCCTGTGTTCGCTAAAACAGATAAAGAAATTCTTTTTAGGGATATTCCATGGGGAACTTCTTTCTCAGATACAAAGGATTTGTTTCCAGATCAGTGCCTTTATGGCATGCAATTAGATGGGATAAATGCAATGAGTACAAAAGAAATATTAACTGGCATGTCTGACGATTCCAATGTTTATGATGGTAAAATTTGCCTTTATGCTCAGCCATTAGATATTGCAGATGTAGATGTAGCTGGATATTCTACTCCTTACTTGAATTTTTACTATTCTTATAGCATTAATGAAAATAAAATAGATTTTGATGATAGTAACACTTTGTTATATGGTGCACAATATGAATTTGAACCGCAAGATATAGACTCTATGTATTCTGATTTACTTGAAAAACTTTCATCTGTCTATGGTAATCCTGATAAAACAGAGAGCGATACTACTCAATGGGGAATAAAAAATATTTATACATGGTGGTATGGTGCTAACAATACTTCTTTAGTTCTTCGGGCATCTGATTTATCAGATTATGATGATGATTTAGAAAATAACAAAATATATATTTCTTATGCCTGGCAAAAAGGAGATGAATTATTAAAAACTGCCGATGATACAATCAGTCAATCGAATAGTGATACCGAAGCAAGTGTATACGGAAATGGTTCCACCAACGGATTATAAAAGGCTAGGGATTTCTCCCTAGCCTAATTCCTATTTACCATTCTGGCGCTGGCATATCACGAACATCATATGACATATTCACGTATACTTCATAACGATCTGGAATTATTGTATTATAATTTAAATCAGTTGGAAAATATGATTGTAAGTAATCAACACTTCCTTTTCTTTGAACATTAGCAAACAAACCATCGTCACATCCAATTATTCTATTATTTTTATAGTATACAACTGCCATATGGGTTCCACGATTGTTTTTTCCGTTATTCTTAACTGTTAAAACAACACCCTCTGTTCCTAAATTTGATGTATACGTAATATTCTTTGCATTAAAATCAAAATATGATACATTTTCTGTTTTTAAATTAATTTTTACAGAATCCCATTGACTTCCATAATTTGTCATTAATGTAGCATACTTCATCCCTGGCTCAATTACACACGTATCATACTGATTACTTACTGAAACTATTTGTCCATTCAAGCAAAAAGCACAACTAATATCAACAGAAACCGCATAATTGTAATTATTTTTAAGAATTATAACTTCTCCCCTTGGCGTTGCTTCTGCGTGATACGTTACATTGTTTTTGGAGGCATTCGTATTTCCGCTAAATCCACCATTAGAAGCCTTTTTCACAGTAACCTTACAGGTGAATTTCTTTCCAAGAATGGTTGCTGTAATATTGGCTGTTCCTGCCTTTTTCGCAGTAATTTTTCCATTTTTTACGGTCGCAACGCTTTTCTTTGAGGATTTCCATTTTACAGTCTGCTTAGTTCCTTTTACTTTTATGGTACTTGTCTTTCCAACTTTTAAAGTAAGGCTTTTCTTGCTAAGTTTTGGAGATTCCACAGTTACTTTGCAGGTATACTTCTTTTTACCTACTTTTGCAGTGATTGTAGCAGAACCCGATTTCTTGGCTGTTACTTTTCCAGAACCACTTACCGTTGCCACAGATTTCTTGCTGGAAGTCCATTTTGTCTTTCCTTTTGTTCCAGACAATTTCAGTTTCAAGGTTTGTCCAGTAAGTAACGTTGCCTTATTCTTACTAATCTTCCCTGCCGCAGATACTGGAACTGCCATACAGACAATCAATAACATGACTGCCAGAACCGATAGTAACTTTTTCGCTTTCTTCATACATACGTACCTCCCAATAATTGATACCCATATTGTACCACCTTTGGACGTATTCTGGAAGCCCTATTTCGCTTTTCTATCAATTTCCGCAGTTACGGCAAACAAAAGAGCTTCGGCAAATTTTGCGCCAACCGAATCGGAGTATTTATCGTGAATCCGGCTTGCTTCCATGGTGAGATTTTCCCACTGCGGAATATCGTCCTTTGAGATAAAGGCATACTTCTTGTGGAGGTTCCATATTTCCTGCCAGATGGAAAAGTAAGTCTGTTTAAAGTCCATCAATACCACTTCTCCTTCAGCTGATTAATCGGTGTTCCGGCAACTCCGGCACTTTCCCCGCTGTCTGTTGCCTTGAAGTATGCGCCTGGAGTTTGCGGATACATAAATTCGAACATCAAATAATTCGCAGCATCGCAAAGATATTCTGTGTTCCCTGTCTCACGATACTTTTTGATGCACATATCGTGGGATTCCAAGGCGTTTACCAGCTTCTCCCCGAAGTTATCCTTTGCTGTACCATACTTGTAAAAGCTTACCTCACACCTGTTCTGGCGTAATTCATCGAAACGGTCTGAATATTCTGTTGGAAGTTCTGTTCCTATTTGGCTCATATGTTTTAATTCTCCACAATTAATTAATTTATTTGCTCAAAAATCAATTTTCTTGGCTTGTTCCTATGTTTTATCGGGTGATAGGTTTTGAAACGAATTTGATTATTTTATCGCAGTAATTCTTTGTCAATAATCTGGAAGTTCGCCCTGTGGATATAAAGAGCTTTTCCGTCAATCATTAACTTTGTCATTTTAGGTAGATCGTCCGGGATTTTCCAGAACACCTCGTCACCAGAATATGCGGCTATCGGCTGTCCAAGTTGAGATTTGATTACTACAACCCTGGATTTCCCGAAATAATTTTTATAACTATTTAAAATCCCGGCTATGTATGTGTTCTCTGAAATCCTTCCGGTTGAATGGCTGTTAATATCTTCCTGGGTAAAATCAACTTCTGGCTTCAATCCTTTTTGCTCAAAAATACAAGTATCACCACAGCTTTCAATTTCTTTACCGTCAATCAGAATTGTAATGACGGAAGATACGTCATAGCTGGTTGTTTCATTGCCCTCACTATCGTAGCCCTTGGATTTGGTTTTATTCCCGGCAATGTTGATCTTGTCCCCAGTGGTAGTCATAACCTTCTGGCCGTAGTTATCATAGGTGTAGATTGTATAACTATTACCGGAAAGATTTCCTTTCACGTCATTCATGTAATCATCATTGGCTGCACAGCCTGTTAGCCCTGTGATAACGCAAATACAGATAATGGTTGCCAGTAGTGCTTTGATTCTTTTCATAGTGTGTCCTCCCTGTCCTCAACTTTCATTAACAAATTTTTCCGTATGTAGCCAGACATGAAATGCGAATAATGGTGATCCGTGTACTCACTAAATGAAGTGCCAAAGTATTCATCAATCACTTTCATGTATGTTTCAATCTCAACATTCTGAAAGTAATCTGGATTTGGCCCGAATCCAAACTTGTCCAAGATATTATCCAAAGCGTCTTGATTGATTTTTATGTGCGGTTTTCTGGTTCGTTCTTCATACCTCTTGAAGAAATACTTCGATACTACCAGGAAGCGGTTGGTTGTATATGGGCTTGTCGTATATCCCAATTCTTCAAGTCGTACTGAAACCTGGTTCTTGAATGCAGACCAGTTAAAAGATTTACGGTCTATTGGAGTATACTGGATGTTTTCCTCGGTCAACATATTTTTGATATGTTGAGAATTGAACCACTCGTTAGAGTGGTATGCATTTTTCTCTTCTTTTTTTAACTCCGTAGGAGATGTAGTATCTGATATAGTATTTTCTGAATGATAATTTTTGTTAGTATTCTCTGGTAATGCTTCACCCGAACTGTCTTTGTGCATTTCGTCATTTTGTCTATGCCTTTTGTCATTCTGTCCAGATGCACATTGGCTATTTGTCTTTGGTTTTTCCTTTACTATACCATTTAATATGTTTTCAAGAACATCTTCATTGATGGAATACCATTTTGTACGGTCTCTTTGGTCTTTATTATAATTTCCAGTGATAACAATTCCGGAAGAAATTAAACTTTTAAAAGCTCTTTCTATAGTTTTTGTAGACCACCATGGGAAATTATTCTTTTGCCATTCTTCCATCGTGTTAAAAGTCCAATATCTTCCATCATAATAATTTCTTTGCAATTTTTCATTTATTTCAAGCCAGTAATAAATTTGGCGTAAAACAATGGCTTCATTTAGCCCTAATTTTACTGCTAAATCTGGTTTGATGATAACGCTTTCTTTGCTGGATAAAAAAAGATCTGATAATTTACCTTTCATATTAGATAACCTCCTTGTTGGTTGTAGGCACTCTCCGTATTGTGCCAGAATCCTTGATTTATAAAAACAGCGGGCAGGCGTATCAAGGTTTACGCTTTTCGGCGGCCAACCTAGCCCACTGGTTTTACCGAATTAATTAATCAAACATTTTGAATGTTTCTTTGCAAAATTCCTCATAGTCGGTATTCCCGACCAGTGGCATTTTATTTCTCAGCTTTTCCATGGCTTTAAAAAACTTTCCTTGATCTTTGTTCCAGATTTTACAGGAAACAAGAACATACTTCTCTTCTGTATGTCCATATTCTTTTCCAAAATTCACTCTAATTTTCTCATTCTTAAAAAGTTGGTCTGCCAGATACTCTTCTGTATCTGCGAAAATGTATTCGCTACGGAATAAATGTTTTTGAATTAAGATGTAATTTTTATATGACATGATATTCCTCCCTGTGAAAAAGGTTCCATTTTAAATCGAACCTTTCCAGACTTCATTTTAAATGCGGGCTGTCTAAAAATTCAAAATTATGCCGCAATTTTATTAATTCCTTTATTCAGAATAAATTCTTTTATTTCGTTATATCCCCAGCCATATCCGACTAATGCGCTCACAAGCATTTCTGCGTTCTGAACTTTCACCAACTCTTCTTCTGAAAAATAATCTCTCATACTTTCTTTTTTTGTGATTCCGAATTCCTCTCTCAGTTGCTTGGCGTTTTTGCCAAATATGGACTTGTAAATAACGTCTGTATATGTAGAATAGGCATGTCCGTGCATTCTTTCATTTTCAGAAGATTGCTGGATTGCCTTTGTCAATGCCTGTCTTACTGCTATTCCTTTAGCTCGTTCAAGTTCTGCTGCACGCTGCTTTTTAAAAGCAATTTTTAAGGATTGTTCGCAACCAATAAAATAATTTCTTGCTTGTTCTCCTCTTTCAGATTTTGATAGCATTGAAAGTTTTTTGGCGAAATGGGCAGTTATCTTATAATCAACAGTTTTATTACCCTCGACATAAATGTCGAACCCCCAATAGTCTTCATTTTCTACCGCAAATGAATTGTCGATAATATTTGTTTTCGCCCATCTTGAAAATTGTCCCTGTGCAAGTTCTAAAAATGAATATAGTTTTCTTGCAGTGGTCATGCCTTCTTCGTCAATCCCAAGTGCAATCTCAATAGGTGTCTGTTCACTTGTTATCAAAACTTCATTTTCCATTCTCCATTCCTCCTTATATTGATGGATAAAATAAAAAAGAGCCGCCAAGTAAGATAAAAATTCCTCTAAATCGAGAAATATTAATTTCTTCTTAGCGGCTCAAAAATCAAGACCGTGTGTACTTCTTCATTGAAAAAATTATACCACACAATCAGTCAAAAATCAATATGCCGGGGACGGTTTGAAACGGCTATCCGTATCATTCTGGGCTTTTGTTACTGCTTTCGCAATCTCGCTTCCGTCCAGAATAATACTGTTCATAATGTACTGCGGATTCTTGTTTCCGCTGTTCATACTCATTGCCATTGCAACTCCCTGGGCTACTGCTTTTGCCATTTCTTCTTTTGTAAGTCCCATGCTTCCGTCCGAACTAGAAACAATGCTGTCTGCGATCTTCTTCATGGTTCGTGGATTTTCCAGTGGAAGAACGGCTTCAGAACCAGCTTCACCGATGCCAATTACCTGTGCACCATTGAAAAGACCACCTTTGGCGTACCAATTAGGCTTATAAACTGGTGTAGAACTGGTTCTTCCACCACCAAGATCATGTTTTCTCCACTCTGAAATATAATAAGTCAGAGTTGGCAAGTGCACTTGTTTCATGCCATCAGCAAATGATTGAGCTGTTTCCCGACCAATTGATGTAAGATTAACATTAAATAGCCTTTTAATTTTATCCGAAATCCCAGACAAATTAGATTCTGTGTAGGTTTTCATTTTTCCAGTTTCCGTGTCAACTTTACCAGAAGCCTTTTCCCAAATCTGGTTTGTATTGATAAGAACAGAAGACCAATAACTTTGAATGGTTGTCATAACTTTACCCATTACATCTTTTGTATCGGTGTCCATGGTTCCGAGGGCTGTCGATACAGCGCTTGCGGAATTTCCCCAGTTTGTTTCGGAATCAGAACTAATATTGTCAGTGGCAGTTTTTACTTTTGTCTGTGCAGCAGACATAGCTTTCTCGGTTGCTGTTTGAATTCCAGACATTGCAGTTCCTGTAGCTTTGGATATGCTTCCCATTCCAGTTTTTACAAAAGTATTTGCGCTGCTGATAGAAGTTTTCGTCTTGGTTTCCATCTCTTTCACGGCATCTGGGAATACTTGTGCAAAAATCTTGGCTACAGATTCTGTATTGATTCCGAGTTCCTTGGCGCGTGCCATGATATTATCAAATGCATCCTGTGCAGTGCCACCAGAATTTTCAGCTTCCATTAATGCTGTATCAAGAGAAACCATTTCATCAGCGCTAAGTCCTAACTGTGTTTGCAATTGTGGAAGAACGGTGTCATACAGATCATCAATAGACTGTTTACTAAGGTCAATACTGCCAGCCATATTTGTTGTTTTATCATCCAATGTTTTAATGGAATCGGACAATATCTTAAACATGTCGTCCGTAATAAGACCTTTCTGGTTTAATTGAGAAAATGCTTGCTCTGCCTGGTCGGATGTAACCCCCATTTCTCCCAATTTATCAATCAATTGTTGCGTTGCTTTTGCCTTATCCTCGGCGGTCATCCCTTCTTGCTCTAGGCTTTCTTTTAACTGCCAAATTTCCTCTGCCGACCCAGAAAGAATATCACCTCTTCTCTGTAAAGTTTGAATGAAGTTATTCATGGTATTGCCGAATGTGGTTCCAACACCATTACCGCCTTGCATGGTTTCAACAAGACCAGCCAATTGAGAGGTTGCTACTGTCGCAGCTGCTCCTACTGCCACGATAAGTCCAGCTTCACCAACAAGAGGGCCAAGTGCTTTAGCAAGAGAGCCAAATTTACTGCTTGAAGAACCTGCCGCATCACCCAAATCTTTTATTGCTTCTTTTGCTCCACTTGTGCCATCTCCAAGTACATCTGCTAACTTTTCAGCAATCATTTCAGCGTTTTTCTTTTCAGCTATTTTTCCTGCAATATGTCCCACAAGCGAACCAACAAGAGTTCCAATGCCTGTAATATTTGCTATTTTTACTGCAATAAATGCTTTTGTAAGCCATTCTGCAATATGTCCGGCTATCGGGTGCTTTTCCTCTAATCCATCAAATAATCCGTTTAATGCACTGGTAAGACCAGTTAATAGCAGATCAGCTGCGGTACTAAGGATTTCTCCCCATGGCAATTCACCAAGGAATGTTCCAACACCTTGTCCAAATTCATAGAAAGTGTCTTTTGTAAGCGTATTTTTCAACGCCGTACACAGGTGAGATATGAAATCTCCAAGTGCTTGTCCATTTTCTTTCCAGTTTGTTTTTTTCAAGAAAGTAGAAATTCCCTCTGTGATATTATTAGTAAGTTCATCCCAGTTTACAGTTTTGGTAAACGCAGCCAAGCTTCTAAACGCTCCATTTAAAATTCCAGATAAAGAATCTGCAATATCCTTCATGGAAATTTTGGACACAGCGCCATTCAAAGCTTTTCCAAGTGAACTACCAAGCTTATCCCAACCAGTTACACCAGCGCCGTCCTCTTCTGACATACGTTTTACAAATCCAGATAGCATTTTCCAGGAAATCATAAACTTATTTCCAAGCAATTCACCCAGATTAGTCCAGTTGATTTCATCCAGTGCGCCGATTAACCCATCACCAATATTTCTGCCGATTAATCCAAAATCAATACCGCCATCACCAATAAGCTGATTAAGAGTATTTACAGCTGTGTTGATTCCCGTCCCGATAGTTCTTCCAAGCAAGTCAAAATCAAGTCTGGTATTTAATGAATTGAATGCTCTTGTAAATGCGTCTGTAAACTCAGTTATTTTCGGGGCAACATTTTTCCAGTTAATAACCTCATACACCTTGCTCATTCCGAGATTAAGCATATCGGCAATAGTAGTTCCTACACCCTCCCAGTCTTTCGCCAGGAATGCTTTTCTAATTTTGGAAGCCCATTTGTTAATAGGTGTTTCATCGACAGTCAAAACTTCGTCCAAGGAATCTTGTATTCCTGCAAAGCTATCAGCCAAATCGCCAAGTCCAGAACCAAGGCTTTTAGATGCAGTCCCGGAATCGTTTGAGTTATCAGCAAGCTGATTTAATTGGTCGAATGGTAATACAGAAAGTGCCTTTTTCAGCTTCTTTGCAGATGATGTAGCGTCATCAAGCCCAGAAGATGCGTCATCACCAGCTGTTTCTATACCACCTAAGTTAGATACAATATCGCTAACTCCACTCTGCGAACCTTTTAGTTTCTTTCCCATCAAAACATACATAAAGTTGCGGAATACATTTGCAGCCTGCATAAGCTTTGACATAAGCGCATTGAGAGCTTGAATAGCAGGAAGAATGCCAGCAATCAAACCTTGCCCGATTACTGCGGAAAGCGACTGGAAGTTCAGAGTGAGTAAACGAACCTGGTTCGCCCATGTTCCAGATGTCCTTGCGAAATCCCCTTGCACATCTCCTGTAACTGACATTAAATAGTTGTATCGAAGAGCAACTTTTTCAGCTTGGGACATTGCGTTATAAGATGTTGTAATTCCCCTTGAAAGAGCATAAGCCTCCATATTTGCAACGGATAAATTAATTCCCAATTGTCTTAAAGGCTCAATTTCCCCGGAAATTCCAGCGCGTATTTTCTGAAAAGCAGTATCGGTATCAATGTTGTAAAATGATGCAATATCCCCGGCTAATCCAGCAAGAGAAATTGACATTTTAGAAGCTGCATCTTGCGCAACACCAGATGATTTCATCATTGCCATCATGGTTCCAGAATATTGCTTTGCTGCCAATTCGGATAATCCAAATTGTTCTTTAGCCGTAGAAGCAAATTTGTAGGCTTCATCTGCCATGCTTCCAAAGGAAACATCTACAACATTTTCGATTTCTGTAATAGCAGAGCCAAAACCAATTGCACTTTTTCCTAAATTTGCCAGACCACGAATAGCCTTAAAACCGATAGCAGTTTTAAGCAAATTTCCGAGATTAAAAGAAGCGGTTTTAATTCCAGAACTACTATTCCCGAGACGTTGAAACCATCCAATAATGCCTTTTACCCCGGTTCCAATTATAGAAGAAGTTTTACTAACAATATTACCAAGGCTAGATGTTGCAGATGATAATTTAGAAAACGCACTGGATATAGAATTTGTAGCGGAATTTACCTTTCCCCCTGCATTAGCCAACTTTGCCAGTGCTTCCGTCATGCGGATTGTGTTATCACTGATTTTTGGTGCGGTTTTCATTACATCAAAGAAAGATAATACTTCCTTTGCTAGTGTTCCAAGCTGGCTTGACGTTTGTCCGATTTTATTTCCAGAGCTTGCCAATTGTGCAATAGACTGAACTAACCTATTTACAGGTTCAGATATATCGCCAACGCTCGTAAAACTCTCTACGATTGATTTAAGATTTCTTCCAAGCCCAGGCAATTCAGCCGATACATTTGCAATATATTCACCGGAATTGGCTAGTCTAGCCATTGAATTGACAAAACGATTAACACTGGTAGATACATCTGGTATTTCCGATAAACCTGATAATTTAGTGATTATTTCTCCGAGTTTTCCTGTGTCAAAACTACTTATATCAACCTGGCTAAGCCTGTTGATTGAGTTGATAACTGCATTCAGTCCAGAACCTTTATAATCTACTCCGCCCATTGTCTTTATGGAATTTGAGAATTTTCCAATTCCATCAGCAATGCTTGTCATTTTCCCTATATCAAGTTCTTTTAGTTTTCCAAGTTCCCTTACACAACCACGTAATCCGTTTGTATTAACTCCGCTTAATGCGGAATTAACTTCTGTGAGTTTATTTGAAAGATTAGTCAGCGCACGTACTGCTTTTTCTGTACTACTGCTAATTTGTATATCAAGGGTATCAATGGTATTTTCAGCCATTTTATTTATCCCTCCTTTTTTTACAAAAAAATAAAGGGCAGACAAGACTTATTCATCCTGCCTGCCCTTTTCATGGTTAAGCTCAAAGTTCGCCTGCATGAGTTGCAAGCTTGCCAAAAGTGCGTTTCTCTGTTTTTTCTTTTCTTCTTCGGAAAGTATGCCTTCCTGTTTACGCTTTTCTTCCTCTGCTGATTCCAGTAAAGGTTTTTTCAAATACTCTGCTTTGGATTTTTTTCCCATTAAAGCATTTGCAACAGCTGTGAATGTGGCTGATGTTTCATAAATGCCCGCTTGCCAAAGCTCAGCGTCTCTTCTCTTTTGACGTATCTTTTCAGCTTCGAGATAAGGTTTTAATTCAGCTGGTGTAGAATCCATAAATTCTTCTTTAGATACGCCAATAGAGAGGTATAAAGGAAGAATCTCTTGGTAAACAACTTCTCGAAATGTTAATTTTTCTTTTTGTGATCCTGTGGAAGCTTCGTTGCATTCTTCTCCACTGCCTGTGCTTCTGCTACTGAATTCAGCAGACCGGATAAAAAACCATTTTTCTCCAATTCTTTATCAAGAAGTTGGTATAAATCAAATCCGCTTTTAGGATTTTCCTCGGTTCCTTCATCTTCGTAATCATCCAAAAGGTCACAGACTTTATCAAGAACAGCTTCTTTTTCAGAATCACTTTCATACCCAAACTCTTCCTTGTGTTTCTTTTGAAGTCCGGCAAGAAGTAGTTCCGGAAGAAGAGAAATCATCTTATGAAGGCTTCTCTCTTTTCCATCTGTAATCCCCTGTACCTTGTCCAGCACATCTGTTTTTGTAAGAAGTCCGTATCCGAATACAACCTTATATTCTTTTCCATGTACATTAAAAGTTACCATTTTATAATCCTCCCATTATTTTTTATAATTCTGATGTAGTTACAACCTTTGTATCGAGTCCTTTGTAATCATTTATGATTAATGATATCGGGATGGTCGCAGCTTCATTTTGACCGATTTCCGGAAGCGGAATTGCTCGTCCTGGTTCAGCAACAATGAAAAATGCTTTTTCGAGATCTGGGAACGCAACTTCGAACCAGGTTGAAAGACTTTTAGCTTTTGCATCTTTAGAGTCTTTAAAAAGTTTTTCGATTGCGGTTATAACGTCGGCGTTCATGTTAAAAGTAACTTCCCATGAGCCACCAGTATCCTGCCTTCCTGCCGCATATTGCGTGAAGTAATCTTCCAATGCGGAAACATCAATCTGTTCAGTGTCAAGACTTATTCCACCAATTGAGCTACATCTTTTTAATTGAGTAAATGTAGTTGGCTTTGTTCCTTTCTCTGTTTCTACGGCATAGTGGAAAGTTACGCCAAGTGTTGTTAAATCTGTCATTTTAATAGGCCCCTTTCTTTAATTTAAGCTTTATGCACGTAACCCTGTGCCGGGAGATAGCGGATCACCGCCTTTCTACTCTTCTTTGTCTGTTTTCAGTTCTGGTAATCCTGCTACAGATGTAAGCAGTGATAAAAAGCCGGAAAGTAAAGACGCGGATAAAACCATTTTCCAGTCAACACTGCCAATTACAGTTGCGGTTCCGATGGTTGCTATTGCTGTTTGTGCGACTGTTTTTACAGCTCTAATTCCTGCTGCTTTCAGCCAAAGTAATTTATCTGCTTTCATTTGGCATTCTCCTTTCATATTTTTGGGTAAAAAAATAGAAGCATTTCTGCTCCTAATCTAATAAAGTTCCTGTATATATTCGGCTGTATCGGCTCACAAGCTTTTTGATTCCGCTGTCACCAAAAAACATAGGCTCCGGTCCATATGTACGACGGAATCCCATGCTCACCATTGCTTTGTGACTTATCTTGTCTAATTCATACAATCTGGTTAATGCTTTACTCCCAGATGTGAAGCAATTTACTTGAAATGATGGCATTGTTGCGCATTCATCCCCTTCAAGGTCACCTCTCGTAATTGGATTTCCGAGCATATAAAGCTGTGCATATGCTTTTTTGCCAGAAGCATTTGTCTCGCTCCCATCCATGGAGTAATTGTCTGCGCCAGTAATCTTAGAAACAGCCGCTCCCCACCTTGAAAAAACTTCTAATACAGGGGATTCTATTGTGTCTGGCATATCTGTCACCTCACAATAAAAAATGCGCCCACCTTTATAGTGAACGCATTGCATTTTATGCTACAATTTAACACTGTAATGATAACATAATTGGTTGGTATCATTCAGTATACTATGGTATCATCTTTAAGAAGAGAATACCTCTTTGGCAATTTTTCGGATATTCTGAATGATTTCTACACTGGCTTTATACATTGGCATTGTAGCTTCTGTGCCGTAAGAACGTACCCATTCGCCAGAATCAGAAACATATACCCAGGAATCGTTTTTTCCTTTTCCTTGTCCGTAAGAACCGATTGTATAACCAAATTCTTCTCCTTTTGGATGCGGACTAGAACCTGCTGTGCCATTGTAGTGAATACCTGCACCGAACTCTATAAACAAAAGGTCTATTCCTTCGCATATTAAATGGGCTTCTGCATAGTTTCCAAAACTGTTAATTTTGATGTAAGTATTATGGTTCTTATCGGAATCGCCTTGTGCTGCTAAAATATTTTGATTAATGACTGGAATCCCTAATTCACATAATCTTTTTATGAAGATTTCATTTTTGCTCCTTAAAGATTTTTGATAATTTTTTATTTCATCAATAGCATTTTGGATTGATTTCTGCGATAAGGTACACTTTATTGTCTTACCCATCCTCGTTTCCTCTCTTGGAAATTCCGTATCTGGCAATATTGCCTTTTTTTGTGTCTAAAATCTTCTTTAGTGTGTAGTCTGGCAATACTGTAGGTTCTCCATCTTCGTTCAAAATAAGGCTTCCATCCTCACTTATTTGTGGGATTCTGTCTATCCAAAATATGTCTGCTTCCTGTGGATGGAAATTTCGATTAAAGCTTGTGATGTACCTGTCATAATCCGGCACTATTCCGGCTGCAATTTCTTCTGGCGTTCCGGCGGTAGATGATACGGAAAAATAGTATAAAACTGGTTTCTCATAAACTTTAATACGGTCTAATCCTTGCGTTTTCTCAGTAATTCGAGACCAATATACTTTTTGCTTTTGACGGACTAATCCTCTCATATTTCCTCTCTTTCTTAAATTTGGTTGCTTAAATAAAGCCCTCTTTAGTTAATTACCAGTAACCAAGTTCTTTTCCACGCTCAACAACAAGATTAGCAATTATATTGTAGCCTTTATCATTATAATGAACAGTATCATATAATAAAGATGGTGGTATTTTATCTTCTGAAATGGCTGTTGTATCTTCAACCGTTGGTGTAATTCCCGCATCAGATAAACCATATTCAATCATATATTTTCTTTGATTTATATAACGCCTACCAAAATGCATTGCCATATTTTTTTCTATCGTTTCAAACGTTTCGGTAACTGTACTAACTAAGTGATGGATTCCAATCACAATATATTTTTTGTTGATAGGACTCATATAGTCAATCATTGCTTCTATACATTCAATCAGTTCGGCTGAGGTAGTAAACCCACCATTAATTCCAATCCATATAATGTTAATATTATCACGCATTGATTTCATTGCATAAGTAATTAAGGGAGTTGGGCGAGAAACAATTACGGACTCTCCATTTTCGGAACGAGAAAAATAATATTTTCCATTTTCATAGGTAAGTGTACCCTCTACTCCATTGATAGAACAGGGATTTATTTGTGCGGTCATAACATATTTACCTGTCGTTGGGTCTAATGCCGAACCACCTTGCAACAATATGCCAGTACTGCCACCATATATGTTAGTTAATTTAACTTCTACTTTACTTGCATTTGCAGGTATGGTAAATGGCTTTACAATATTTGGTAAACCACCTTGTCTTGAAGCTATGTTAATCGTATTTTCTCCGCCTACACCACAATTAATCACTTCTCTACCATCAAGTAAGCCATATAAAACATATGGGAATGCTTTAGAATATGAATCACCAACACCCACTCCACGAGTGAGTGAATCACCCCAACAATTTACAGTTTCTTTTCCATTTATTTTAGAAATATTTATAGTTTCTATTTTATTAACCACTAAGGGATATGTCTGTGTTGGAAATTCATTCAAATATAATTCAACACCATTCGATGGTATTGATATTTCAGTTGTGATATAAGTATTTGGCGATACACCCATTTTTGCTGAATTTATCACTTTACCGTTCGAATCACATATAGCATATAACAATGTGTTTACAGTCCCATATGTTTGTGACATTATTCTATATTTTTCTCCACTAATAACGTTTTTGTGCATCACATAAGCGTGTGCGTTTTCATATGTCATAATTTCATTATTAGTATCAATATACGCAACTTTATTTTCTAATAGGTTATATTCAGACGGTTCGACAGCAATTTCTCTCTCTTCTTTATTATACAATTCATTTGAATTGGCAACTAAATCTTCCTTTAGCGAACCAATAGCTTCTCCAGTTGCTTTTGCTTCTGCAAGCCCACCTTCTATAGTCAATGTAGTGTCTGGCTGTGATACACTCTGGATGTTCTTAATAGCTTGTTCTTTTGCGGAATTTACATTTTGAACAGCTTCCGCAGATGTGTTTTTAGTAAGCTCCAAAAGCTGATTTATAACATCTTTTTCTTCCTGTCCTATCTGTGGTTGATCAATCTCGATACCCTCTAGCACTGGTACTTCCGCTATTGTGGTATTCCATTCAACACTAATATTTGAATCGGAATCCGTTTTAACAGCGCAAACAATAAAACGTACCGTTCCCATATACCTTGCTGCATTTCTTCCAATCAACCAAGAAAAAGTTACATTTTCGCCATCTACAGCTACATCATCACAAATGTATTGGTCTTTGATAGAAACATTAAAATCCACACTGCTTACGTTTTCAAAGTTAATTCTGACTGAAAATTTGGATAAATCAAGATTATCTCCTACAATTTTGGGACATGAAAATTTAATACGTTCTGCATTCTTGTCAGATTGTACCCCACCAACTACGATTGTAGAGGGCACGAAAATAATCCTTGTCTTAGCATCAATCGTGCATATATCGGATTGTTCAGAAAGCAAATTAACATCTTCTTTTGCGCTCATAAGTAAATCAAGTGCTGTTGCCATGTTCTACCCCCTCTGTGATACTTTGGTTTTACCAGTAGTTATAATGTATTTTCCGTTATCTTTCACTCCGGTGACAGATACAGAAAAATAATCCCAAGTAAGGGATTCTGGCGGAATTTCACATTGATTGTTTTTCAGTATTACTGGGTATTCTCTTTCCATTCTCCAAAATGAAGCAGCTGTTTTACATCCGTTCCACTCTGGTGAAAAGATAAACAATGCTTTAAGATATCCAGTCGTGCCCTTTACCAGTCCAGAGAAATCACACTTGGGATCTGGATAAATTCTTTGATTATTTACAATAAATCTTAATACTCTCATGCAATCACCCTTTCCATTCCAACAGGCGAAACGTATGTAAATTTGTTTCCCAAAATATCTCTGGCCGTGCCAATCGCGAAATGGCTGTAGTCTGCCAGAATATTGCATACAAATTCCTCTGCGTCCACCCAATATCGTTTCTTAATCATACGGTGAAGCTCTGGCAGTAGACCATAGCTGAACATCACGCAATGCCCTAATTCGTGGATAAATACACGGTTCAGAAGTTCTCCATGCAAGTTGCTTGCAATTGAAATTGTCATTGTAGAGTAATCAGATACAGCAAGTGTCCTTTGCCCTGTACGGTCAATCAAAACATTATCATTGGGAGAAACAAAGCGCACTCTCCATAAGTCCCCATTCATATAGAATTGTTTCAGCATGGTTTCTCACCATCCTTTCTACGAAAAAAGCCCCTGCCGCATTAATTTGCGACAAGGACTTAATTCATTTATTGCTCTAGTTCATCTGCTGTACAAGTCTGGTCAGGTCAGTTTTCATTGACTGTCTGAGCGTTGCATCTGCATCAGACCACATTTCCGTGAGATTACGGATAATATCAGATGTGTACTCCTTCATGGAATCATCCATTTTTCTTTTGGATTCCGTGTCTTTGGAATCATGATAATGCCTACGATTCTCATCGTATCTATCATAGGATTCGCCATATCTGGACTTCTTCCAATTCATATTCATACCATCATTTTCCATATCACTACGATCTGGATGATATCCCATGCGGTACATATTACGTTCAAACTCTGGATTGTTTAAATACTCGTCCATCCAGTCATCGTCTTCCATGTACAGATATGGCCTATAACCTTTTCTGGTTCCCCTACCTTTTGGAGCGAAACGCCCATTTGAATAGCGGTAACGGTCATATCCCATGCGTCCAAGATACTTTTCTTCCTGTTCGCATTCATCCATAGCTTCCACAATGCGATAATCTTTGTCAGCGCAAATTGCACATTTAACCGCTTCCATGCAGTCTTTCAGATCGTCCCAGTCTTGAGCGCTGAGATTATCAAAGCCATGTGTTTTTGCTTTTTCCATAGCCCATTTTCCCATTTCCATTGCTGTCTTATGCATTCACGATACCTCCCCTCTTCACAGCCTGTACAACATTTTCTGCTGTTGGGGCTGTACCATTGATTGCAGTCAGATTGTTGTTCGGACTACATGCCGGATTTCCTAACATTTTGAACGCTCCACCAGTAGCACTTGTTGCAACTCTGGTTGCGTATTTTGTTCTTGTTCTGACACCACATGCTGTTACCTGTGCGCAGCAACGATTCTCTAACGGATACAATGTTGTTCCTGTTCCTATCTGAATCATCACTGGGGCAGTAATTGTGGTTGTATTTGGAATAGACTGTGCCAAAACAATGCAGTATTTTTCTCCATTGTTGTAGTTTCCTTCCGGGATAGTAACCACAAGATTTCCACCTGTGAATGCAATTGCAGTAGACAGAACAAGGTGATTGCAAAGCTTACAAACATTCTTACATGCCATATTTTTTACCTCTCAATCAATAAGAGGTGAGCCGCAACCCACCTCTTAGAATTAGTCAACCTCTAAGGGTGAGTTACTTAGCAACAACCATTACCATATGTATTGCATCCTGCGTATGCATATGGAGCCGGAACCTGGAATGCAGGAATCGGAGCCGGATTGATTGCATTGATTAACTGCTGTGTCTGAGAAGCCATTGCAGTTGTGAGCAATGCAGACTGGCGATCCTGGGATGCAGCACGTTTCAGATCAGAATTCTCTGCCTGTAATGTTGCAATCTTATCCTGTGTTAAAAAGTCTAACAGCGCACGAGTGTTGCTGTTCTGATTTTCCAGAAGGTCTCTGGTGTTATTGTTCATTGTGTTCTGGAGAGCACAAGTGTTAGTGGCAAGGTTATAATTGATGCCCTGGATTGCTTCTCTTGTTTCGCAGCAACAATTTGCTAACTGAGACTGTAATGCATTGGTATTCTGCATACCGGCTACAGTATCAGCATTGATTGCCTGCTGAACGCCGTTGAAGCCTTGAAGCATTCCGACATTCATACCATTAAAGCCACTCTGCATGGTATTGTTAAGAGAATATGTGCTGTCACAGATACCCTGCTGAATACCTCTGATACCATTTTGAATATCATTAAGGGCGAATTCCTCATTAATATCTGAACGGGTAGCCCATCCTTGGAAGCCGGCACCATTTGTACCATTGCCACCCCAGCCACCAAAGCCGCCGAAACCGCCCCAGCCAAAGATAAGCAATATTATAATCCACCATGCCCAGCCACCGCCAAAGCCATAGCCTTCATCTGCACGGTTATTAGAGCCGCTTAATACAGCGACATCGCTTGCTGATAATCCACCATTCATCATAGCGATTACCTCCTTATTGATTTTTGTAATTTATACAAAATCAAAAGACCGCGGCTCTTTTAATTATTGTAGCGAATTTATTTTATTCCAAACTGATTCTTAACCTGCGATAACATATCATCAGGATTAATCCCTTTTTCTTGGCAAAGATTTCTTGCAAGTTTTTCAATTCCTGCATTATCACCTTTTTCCATCATGTTAATTGCATTGTCAATTACAGGATTATTTCCAGACTGTTGTTTCATCATATTGATTATGGCTTGTTGAGGATTCCCTCCACCACGTATCATCTGCATAAGTTGCATTGGATTCATCATCTCTGTTTACCTCCATTCTGCTTGGGTTCCGGTGTTCCCGACATTTGTGTCGGAAACATACTCTTTATTTCGGAAATCTCAGAACAAACATCGTTTCGAAGCTGATTAAACATAGCTTCTATGTCAATCGGTTTTTCTTCTGCCTTTGGTTGCTGTTGTTCTTCCGGATTTATAAGTCGGTAAACAAAAATTCTACTTCTTCCATCTGCCTGTAATTGTTTTCTATATATTTCTGTTCCATCTGTTTTTGGATAATAAACAGGGTTTCCAGACATATCTACGTCTTTTGCCTTTACAGTATCAATGCCATCTACCATCTGCCCTTGTAACATGGGAATTTGTGGTACTTGTGGCATTGGTTGTTGAATTTGTGCCTGTCCGTATGGCATTGCCTGCTGATAACTATTCTGCAATTGTGCTAATCTATCTTGATACGGCTGTATTTGTTGAAATGGTTGCGCAAAATACGGATTACCATACTGCATATCTCAAACCTCCCTTGTTTTTATAACTATATTTTACAATAATAAGAGGTTGATTAACACGCCACGATAACGCCATAAATACGCCACGTTTTATGAATACAAAGAAAAGCCCCGACAATACATCGGGGCGACTTTCATAATTTTCTTCTTTAATTTTCTGTTTATGCGGTCTACTGTTCTTGTGCTGTAGCCCATGATTTCTGAAGCTTCTGCAAGTGTTTTTTCTTCGTAAACACGCAATCTGAATAACTCTTTTTCTCTGGAATCAAATCCAGCTTCACGCAAATAGAAGATTCTTTCATCTTCTGAAAAGTCTTTATAATCATCCATTCCACTGTCCTCCCTGTAGTGGAATCAATATTTACACCGGGAAAATGCCTTTTAGGGCAAAGCCTAAAACAATACCGATTATGCCAGTTATGACATAAGCAATAATTTTGTCCTGTAATTTTCCTGGTTTTTCCATGAGTGCTTTTAAATTGTCGTTCATTTCGTCAACTGTATCCTTAATGTGTCCCAGGTCATTGTTGTATAAAGCAATTTTCTGTTCCAGCGCATTGATACGTTCAAAAAAAACTCCATCCCTTTTGGAATGCTTTTCTTTCATCTCATGGACGGCACTTTCCAATTCTTTCAAGCGGTGTTCGTTGATACACTCGTGTTCACATCCCATCGCTATTCCTTTCCATCACTCCCATTTTTTAAGATATTGCTTCTACCCACCTAATTTGAAGCACCCCTGCGATACGTGGGAGGATTGACGTATCGCGCACACACCATCTTAGAATCCGATAAATGGAAAAACACCATGATTTACATATATTTCAGTTTCAGAATTCCAACTTCTATTTACGGAAGATTCGGAATGTGATCCTTGGAATTCAGCTCCCTGTTTCACCAGGAAGAAAAGAGCCAAATCAAATATGCAATCATAGCAGTTTTCCATATCGGAATTTATTTTCTCATCACTGTAAGATGAAGGATAATTCCTTTTCTTCTTAAATGAACGAATAGCCCTCTTTACTGAAAGAGGAATCATCCTCGCAGTTTCTTCATCATCTTCAAGATAATTTGTCAAGTCCTCTATAAGCTGTTCGTCCATTTAATCACCTACCTTTGCTGAGATAAAATCTCTGATATTATTCCAGCCTTATTCGTTGCTGTCAGGGCATAGCCGTTGTCACTTGCAAGTTGTCTTAACTGAGATACAGTCATATTAGACAACTCGCTTTCTGTATACTTGTGCGTTGATGTATCATTCACACTTGCTACAGATGGTGACTGGCTGTTTTCATCGAGACTATGCCCGGTTATTCCCCCGCTTTGGTACCGATCACGATACCACCGTTTGCTTTTGGTACAACAGGGACGAACATACCGGATGCTTTTGTCCATACTGCAACTGGGTCTGGTGTAGCCCACATGGAAAGAGTAACAAAGGAACGATTCTCTTCCTGTATAAACTGTCTGTATTCAAGCTCTTCTGGTGTCACACCCCAGAGGCCAACACCGAAGGATCCGTCGGCATCTGCTTCATACAGAGTAAATACATCCTCTTTAAGGTATCTGGCTGTTTTCAGGGTTCCATCTGCTTTTCTGAAATTAAAGTTCTCATCACAACGATCAATTGTGATTTCATATTCCTGCATAAGCAGATTGGCAAGCTCCTGCTTTGTGAGAAGCCTTTTATTTGTAGTACCCAGAACAGCTGTCTGCATTGCAGTGTTGTTCCGCATGTAGTTAATCATTTTAAGAGAAGTAACAGCTTTGTTTACTACATAGCCATTGCCTTCTGCTACAGCTACCATTTTCTGGATATCGCCCATGATATCTGCATCTGGCTTAGACCAATCAGTAAGCGTTACTTTTGCACTTGCTGGAACGCCATAGTCAATTCCCATGTCAACATGGTTCTCTTTGATTGTTACAGCACCAGTGGAAAGGAACTGTCCTTTCATAACATTTGCTCTTGTAACAACGCCCTCGAACAGTCTGGCTGCATCATCAAATACAAAGTTTTTCAGCGCTTCATTATCCGGCACACCATTTTCAATTGCCTGCCGTAAGTTTTCGGACTGATTGATTTTTCTCTTAATGAAGAGTTTTTCAGTCAGGACTTTTTCAAATCCAGGTCTTGTGCCGATTTCTGCTTCGCTATCAAGAGCGTGGACGAATGCAACTTCCGGGAGATTCTGTCCAGCCATAAGTCTGTAATACTCTGCTTTCAGATACTGGGTTTTTGTATCTGGGAAAATGGTGTCAAGAATACCTGGTCTTTTAACGCTGAAATTCTGAGAAAAGTTAAGTCTTTCTTCTTGGGTAATTGATTCCAAAATATTAAATGGCATTTGTCATACCTCCTTAAAATACTGGGTCTTCTGTGACTACAAAAACAATTCCGGATTTTTCAAGCTCTGTTTTTGCAGTAGTGTCAACTGTTACTGGAAGTCTTTTTTCGAGAACACGGCCTGCGACGATCACGGAAATTGGCCTCTTTGTATCATCTGTCATATCAACATCTTCAAATACAATGCCGATTGCGCCTGTTGCATTTGTTGGATATACGGAACCTGCTTTAATAATTTTCTTAGTTCCAACTGTTTCAGCATTTGTTTGATCTGCTGTGTAGGTTTTAAGTACAAGTCCGACCTCGGATTCAAGAATATTTGGAGTGGACTCATACTGCTCTGTTTTCATAAAAGCCATTTTTATATCTCCTTTACTTAAATATTTACAGGGGCGTTACCGTCCACTGATTTAGTTTCCTGGTTCTTTTTTGCTGAGTAAGCTTTTGCAAATTCAGCAGCATCACTTTTTACTGTAGCTTTCCCACCGCTACCACCGCCCGGATTCGGAGTGTTTTCCAATGCTTCCTTCTCCCAAGCTGCTTTTGCGGTATCAAGTGCTGTTTTATTTGCTTCGGAAACTCCCTTAACAAAAGTTTCGACTTCTTTCATTGCATCTTCTGGTTTCTCATACAATGCAGATGCGTATGCTTTAATAGCACTCGCGTATGTTTCGGTTGAAAGTCCTGCATTTGCGAACATAGAAGTAATTTCACTGGTAAGGGCTTTTTTGTTGGATTCTGCAAGCGCAGCTTTCAAATCAGCTAACTCCTTATCCACTGCTTCCTTTTCTTTCTTGCGTTCAGCTTCTAGCCGTTCTGCTTCGGTCATGTTCTGCTTTTTCAACTCTTCCAACTCTTTTTCCAGGGAATCTGCTTTTTCAGCTTTTTCCTTCAGAGAAACATTTTTGTCTTTCTCTTTCTTAGTTTCAGCAGAAATAGAATCAAGAAGCTTAGAAACCTGTTCCTCGGAAGGTTCTGCAACTCCCATACCGATAAGTGCCTGTTTTGCCTGTTCTCTTGTCATTGAAATCTCCTTTCTTCCAGTCCAATACGCTTTTTCAACACGGTTCGCTCCGCACATGGTCTGTACCCGATTTACGCTCACGGGCTGTTGCAATTTATTTGATTTTGGGTATTAAAAAAGAAGCCTTAGATTTCTCTAAAACTCCTTAAATAATCGAAATTTGGTTCATTCTTCGTTAGATGGAGAATTTGCCATTGGTTCTGTTTTGGACGGATTTTGAAACTTTCCGTCAAGTAATTGCTGTGCTTTCTGCATTTCCGCTTCCGGGTCTGCCAGTTCCGGGTAAATAGTTCCCAGATACGGTAAACTCATTTCGTAGACTTTCTGCGGATCACTAAATAAACCGCAAGTAATCAGTGCAATAAGCGGATGAATTTTATTTTTAAACAGATAATCGAGTGCCTGTGCTTTTACAAGCATATTGTCTGTTGGGTTTCTGGTTATCTTTACATCAAAATCTCTGGTTGAGATATTAACATCATTTGATGTACCACGGATAATATTCAGAATAATTCTAGCAGATTCCTTTTCAGCTTCCTTGGTGAATGCTTCTACCAATTTTGCATCTCTTTCTGCGAAGTCCCATCCATTACGAAGGTATACAGCATTTCCTGTATCACCTCCGCTATTGCTTTGGCGGTTTGGCATTGCTTCCACAATCAGCATGTTATTGTAGATATCATCCTTTGCAACCTGGCTCTCTGATTGATTCAATTCAGCGGTCATCAGTTCAACATCTGACTGACAGCCATTTCCAGTATCTTTTACAGAGATGGCACCAAGTTTTACCATTTTCAAAAACTCGTTTTCATCTACCTCGCAGTTCTTGAACTTCATAAAGGCTTGCACAAACTGTTCAACGCCATTTAATCTATCAGACTGGTATTTGTTAATTGCATCAAATAAGGTGATTGCAATTTCAACATCTGAAAGCCTGTCATGATTATTCGGGCATTCAACAATAGGAATTCCTCCAAAACCGTTGATGCCATATTCGGTTACTTTTCCATTCGTGATTTTGAAAAACTGTTTCTTTGAATAGCATAAGTAGTATTGTTGCTCATCTTCATCCTTCAAAATCTGAACGGACAGCATTGGTTTTCCGTTCCTCTGCGAATATACAATGTAACAATCACCAGGATACGGAATAAAGATTCTAAACGGCGGTAAATCTCCGTTTTCTGTCCAGTCCTCTTCTTTCAGAATAGCCTTATAAGAAGTTCCTGTTGCACTTTGGTATATTGCTCTCTGGATGTTTCTTGCATCTGCATTGGCTTCATCCAGATAATCATTCAGCAAATCAACTTGCTCATTTATTTTTTTGTCTGCATTTTTCTTTTTACATACATATTGGATTGGTTCCCCGCAAATCTGTCCAGCTTTAAATTTTACAGTTTCAAATGCGTGATTTTCAACCACTCTGTTATTAACTTCTGGACGTACTATTTTATTTCGATACAATATCGGCTGATCACCTTTCATGTACCGATACAAGTAATCAATCAATGTTCGATTTCTATTATGTATGCCAATTGTATCTGATACTACTTTTACTACATTTTGTGGAGTGATTCGGTCAACGCCTGTGTAGGCTACTTTTCGCCCGAAATCACCTCGGCATAAATCTACAAAATTCATTGTATTTCTCACGAGCCGAACCATCCTTTCTGCAAAATAAAAAGCACTGGATGTTTTAATCCAATGCTCTACTTTATATTCTACACATATTAAAAGTATTTTTCAGTATACTTCGGTATCATCTTTCGAAACCTTTTATCTTTTTTATTTCTGCTATGGCTTTTAAATGCTTTTTTTTAATGTGAATCTCTGAATAACCCATCTCATCTGCAATGCGAACCAAAGATTTGTACTCAACATAGTGCTTAAATAATATGTCATATAGTAATGGATCTTCAACCTGTTCTATGGTTCGGACTATTTCTTGTCTTTTTTGTAAAAATTCAGATATCATTTCTGAAATCTCTTCTCGCAGATCAAATATCTTCGCAATCATATCTCCCATCGGATCACGTTTTACAGAAGTTTGTACCTTTTCTCCAACAGGAATTGCAGATACACTTGTGGAAAGAGAACTGAGCTGTTCTTCTTCGATAAGCTTATTTTTGATTCTGTTATCATAATTTTCAATCTGGCGTAAATATTGAGCTGTAGTCATCATACTCTATCTCCTTCCCCACATAAAATTTTTGGTTGCTTTTACTTCTGCAAATCTTTTGCCGGCAAGCGTTATTGCAAGCTGCGTAACTCCATCGGCAGCGTCATCATGTTCATTATCACCAATATAGACGAATGTAGTTAATTCATCCATAGCATTTTGATACTGTTTATCTTGATATTTCGGAGCCAAAAATATAAAATTTTGCTTAACATCCCCGGAATATTGATTTATTTTTTCTTTTTTTGCTTGTTTTGAAGGTGCTTTTGTACTTGTCGTGCTGCAAGCGTATTTATGTTCTTTCAAGCGTTCATTTACATAATAGGCATACATATCTCCACCATTATTTGCTTCAAAATTGATAGATTGAATATTATTTCCCATGATTCTTCCAACAACTAATGGCAATGTTCCTTCTTTTGGCGCTGTGCTAAAAATCCAGTCATATATATACACATCTCCATTTTCGTATTCTGCACCCACTGGCATTGATAAGCTATCGCCACCACCCCACGCAACATCGCAAGCAGAAACATTTTTAACAAATCCACCTTCTGGGAGAACGCCGTTATAATATCTCAATTCGTCAGCTGCAAACACAATTCCTTCACGCAAGAAGGGCTTTTGCTGATATTTGGCTTCCCATTCGTTAGCGTCTAACCTAGCTTTCATATCAACATAATATTTTGTTGAAAATCCAACGCCATACTCATAATCGAAATTGGATTCACCATCATCGTTCAAAGCTGGAATTTTTCTAAACCGATACATTGGATTATCCCGATTTAGCTTCTCGATTTTTCCAAGAGGGTCATATAAATTCCATCTGGTTCCAACCATAAGTTCTCTTGCACCATCAATCTTACGGTCAACCATCTTGTTTAGATATTCTTGATATGTGTTTTCTAATCGGGTAGGACTTAATGAATGTTGCCTATCTCTTACAAGGTCATCCACGTACAAATACCCATCGGAAGAAATGTCAACGGCACCTGTCCAAGTACCTTCAATACCACGGCAAGTCATTGTTGCAAATCGGTCTGGCTTGTCCAGGTTTATTTCAAAATCATCAGCACTCTGTTTTTGAAGTTTCGATTGCGGAAAAATTTCACTGTAGTTGTATTCCTGTGTATTAATGAGGTTAAGAAGTTCTCCGTAGAATCCTTTTGCCAGTTTTCCAGAATGACCGCCCATGGCACTATGGCTATTCGGTCTTTTTCCCATTATCCATGACATAAAGAAAATACACATAGTAGATTTTCCAACACGGCTCGGAAGTGATAAGCCGTAAAACTCTATCTTTCTTTCTTCCAAATCTTGTAGGTCTTTGGCTACTACATGTAGTGTTTTTTTTCGTGGAATATAAAATTTCTTGCTGTCCGGTCTATTTTTTTCCATATAAAGCAAGTAACTTTCAAATAAATGTGGCGCTTCCAGTAGCAAATACTGCCAGTAGATATCGTCAAAATTACCACTGCCAGTTAATGCAGCACACTTCTCTGCTATGTTATGTGAGTATTGACTTACTTTCATAGCCATTTTCCGTGCTTCTTGATTCTTATTGAAAGGAAGGTCAATATTCATATTTAAGAGCAAATCAAGGCAATCTTTTTGATTTTGATAGATTGTCATGTCGCTGCTGATAATCTGATTTAGAACTGCCCGATACCATTCGAGCGAGCCTTCTGTAATTTTTCCCATAAAAATAGAGCCAGACCTCCTTTCTTTTTAGGATTTAGTCTGGCTCTCATGTGGCTCTCTTGACTGTTTTATTTATTATTTAGCATTCTCATCAGCTGTCATATCTCTTGTATCTACGATGGTAGAAGTGTTACTTCCTTGAATTTTTGGTACTTCACCATTCCATTTATCAATTTTCTGTTTTTCAATCAGTTCGGGAGTAAGAGATTCTGCGATTTTTCTATTTGCTTCAGCTTCAGCTTCAGCTTTAATCTTAATTGCTTCTGCTTTTCCTTCTGCATCAATCTTTGCCTGTTCCGCTTGGATAGATGCTTTCTCCTTTTCCTGTTCGGCAGCAATCAGTGCAACTTCTTTATCTTTATCAGCTTGTACTTTTGCTGTTTTAGCTTCAATGTTAGCAAGTTCAAGCTCCTGTTGAGCGTTCACTTTCTTCTGAATTGCAGCCTGTGTTTCATCATCGGTGGAAATAGAAGTAAAGTTTACTGTATCAATAATAATTCCGTATGGCTCAAACTTCTGTTTAAGATATTCGTCAAGTGCTTCATTCAGTTCCTGGCGTTTATCACCGAAAACATCTGTTACTGGATACTTCGCAGTTACTTCCTGCGTCCATGCTTTCATCTTAGGCTTAATAAAAGTATTTTTCACAGATTCCCCGGATTGACCTTTGAACTGAGTAAATACATCAGTTACTCTGCTCTGATCGAATTTATAAGAAAATTCAAGGTCAACTTGAAGCGATTTACCATCTGCTGTTGGTGTCTTGAAGCTTTCATCTTTTGGAGAATCGCCCTTATCCTCAGATGTAAGATAAGACTGCTCGATTCCAACGGAATACAGTGAAGTTTTTACTGTTGGTGAAATCACATGCCATCCCTGTGTAAGTACATTCTTAGAGATTCCTCCGTTCATTTTGTACTCTACCGCAATGTAACCAGCCGGAACTCTCACACTGCACTTTGCAACACATATAAGTCCTGCAATGATTACAACAGCTAATCCAATTCCACCTAAAAGTCCTTTTTTCATTTATTATCCTCCTCTTTTTGACTTTCGTCTTTATTTAACTCATCAATAGCATTTCTGCCAATGTGGTTCAATAATTTACCTAGTGGTTGAAATAATTTGTAAAGCAGGAACCATACTACTGCCGCTCCACATATCACTAGAAATATAAATACTGGATTCATTCAATCACCTAACTTTCTACAAATTTCAATAAAATCTGGCTTGCTAAGTTCTTTCAACTTATCAGCATACTTCGGGAATTCATGTGTATATATCGGATGACCTAAAAGTTTTTCTGCGTATTCGTATGCAAGTCTTCGGTCATCCCCTGTAAGCATACAAATTCCTGTGTAGGTTTCAACTACTACCGCTTCTTGTTTTGTCATACATATCCTTTCTTGATAAAATCATCTTTTTAATTCCGTAAAAATATTTTCAATTACTTTCCATTCTGCGAATACTGCCATAAACAGTAATGGCACTGCAGAAAATCCCCAATGATTTTCAATCATCATTTGAATTGTGGCTATCAAATAATCTGCTACCCATTTGGATATTATGAAATTCGCAATTATCCAACATATTTTTCTTGCCTTCTTCACTCAATAGACCTCCATTTATTTCCACGGTATATTATCATTTTCGTGTTCCAAAAAGAAATCAACCTTGTCAACATATCCTTTAGCTATCAGTTTTTTTTACACAATCATCAACTCTTACAGGAGATGTATACCTTGTAAATTCATTTGAATATACAGTCTTGGCTGTAATATTTCCGCATATTTTGCATTTTTTTACAATATAAGCATTTATATGAGTACCATTTCCGTAATCTATTCTGTCATAGCATTTCCCAATTTCCTCATATAGGTGGGAACATTTTTCTTTAAACCAATTCATACATTCACCTCACTGGAATCCCTAATTGTTTGTAGGTAAATACGGCAGTGTACTTCTTCCCACATTTGTAGCAAGTTTCTGTAATGGTGCAAGTCTTTTCTTTATCATTGCATTTCGATTCTGTATCCGAACTTTTGAACTTGCATCCACCTGTCAAAATACATTTAATCCGTTTTGTGTTCATACATTCACCTCAAACTCTTTCTTGCAATTACTACCCTTACATTTCAGTTTCAAGTGCTGAATCTTCGTGTTTGGGCTAATCAGAAGCGCTTTCTTCTGGCAAAAAGGACAACAAGCGTATTTCGTTCCGTTAATATTCCGTATCAATGCCTGTCCATTCCACGGTTCGGGCGGGTTCATGTATTCAGAAAAATCTATTCCTTCGGATTCTAATGCTGATTTAATGCTCATCTATATTTTCTTACTCCTTTTCGTCCTGCAATCTTGCGCTTTTTGGGAATCCCATGCATTTTTCGGAAATTGTTCTGGTTTATTCGATTTGGGGCAACTAGTGTCCAAAATAGTTCATCACTGAATTTACATTCAAGTTCAATACTTAACGGCTTGCCTATGCTACAAAGTGTACCGTCCTCATTTCTGTGAAGAATACCGCCTTCGATAACAGTACCATCCGAAATTGAAATCTCTGGTATTGTTTCAATAACTTTTCCATTACATGTAAAGAAATGCTTTAATTCGTTCTTTTCGCCCATATCAGCACATTCCTTTGTTTTTCCTTAAATTAGCGTATCGGTCAACCAATGTGTCAACAGTAACAGTTAACTCGTTGATTCTAATACAGTCATCCTGGTGTCGTTGTTCATACCATTCTATAGATGGATGACCAGTATCTACATTTTCAATTCCATCAATCGGAATCTTCCAGTTATCATTTTCAAGAAGCTTTTGGTTAAGTGTCTCCGATAAAGCTTTATAGTCCAGGATTATATGCTGTTTTTTCTCGCATTCATCAGCCAAACGAACAACTTCATTTTTCAACTGTTCTTCTGTCCAGTTTGCCATATCCTCAAATTTCATATTTACCACCTCTGTCTTCGAAAATTGTCTCTTCCAAGCATAAATTTTTCGGCTGAAAAATTATCCTCTACATCAATATGTGCTTCACGGTCTTGCACATCATATCCGTTTGAAGTTAATTCAAGTTTTGCAGTATATTCAGCGCCGCAATTGGTGCATTGCCATGTCACATTTAAAAAGAGTCCTTTTTCTATAAAAGGGTTTGTGAAATCGGCATTTTCACATTTCAATATTCCACCGCAAACAGGGCAATTGCGTTTATCAAGTAAATTTAGCATTCAAATTCCCTCCTCTCCCTGTGCTTCATCTGACAGGCAATCATTTTAGCTATGTTTTCACGTTCCTGTTTTATTCCATGACCCTGGCGAAACAACTCACATTCGAGGATATTCCCGCAGTGTGAGCATTCATCTTTTATTTCTTTACCACATATCTCCATCTTCTTTTCTCTCCCAAAACTCACAATAACACTCTGGCTCTGTAAAGTCTGCGCAATATTTGCTATCACCATTGAAGCAAGCCCATGTGAAGTCATCATGTTTTCTACAATTCTTGCAACATTTTTCTTCCATAAACACCTCTTGTTAAAAAAAAATCCAGTGTGCCGACTTGAACGGCATAAACCTCCCAACGAGAAACACTGGAACTTTAAGGGGGAAAATGCAACTTCTGGCAATGGCAATTTGCCAGATAGAAACAACAGGAATCGAACCTGTGTCACATGATATTCAATATCATTGCTCTGCCACTGAGCTATGTTTCTTTTTTCATCATAAAACGCTAAACTAGATGATTTTTTTAGAATCCCCGACTATCACTCCTCACGGGCATTGGTCTTATCTCTCTAAAAAGTTTTTGCACAAGATCGCTAGTGAGTTGCGTCTATATGCCTGCACGAATGCACACAAACGCATCCGCATTTATGTGCAAGAACCAACAATAGCTATGCTAAAGTCAGATTTTCTATCTACACTTGGTAGATGGAATAGCAGGAGACGGATTCGAACCGCCGTTCTCAAGGATATGAGCCTTGCGAGATTCCACTTCTCTATCCTGCCGGAACCCGGAAAAACCGGGTTAGCAATAGGTTTATCGTGTTATGCTTTCCACTATCTACAAGTTTTAGTGCTGTAGATTCACTGGATATTTTTATGCGTCTTTGGACGGTATCTCTTGAAAACTCCTTTTATTAACGTGCGCTGCGTTAATATTTTTAACTCAGAGATATACCAGCCGGGAAATCAGATCCATTTAAGCTACGCCGTATCGCACCTAAATTCACCTAATCCACACGCTCAACTGGAAGTTTTTTCCACCCATATTACGGATGAATGGCATTTAGAAGAAATAGAAGCTCTGGGATTCGAACCCAGGACTTACGACTTATGAGGCCGTTGCTCTTACCGCTGAACTAAGCTTCCTAAGATACCGAATTATTTGACCGCCATGACAAACAATCCGGCACTGTTGCAGTTCTTGACCACCAGCCGCAACAAAGGTTTTCTGAAACACTTTTAGATTTCAGAAAATAGTGTTATAAAATGAACTTGCGGCATTAGCGAAACCGCAAACTGGGCTAACTGGATTCGAACCAGCAAATGCAGCAGTCAAAGTGCTGTGCCTTAACCATTTGGCGATAGCCCATTATCACCCGGGCGCACCATTAAAGCCCGGGGAAATCGTGATATATAAGTTTATGTAATTAGTATAATAAGTAATTAACACTTAAGCTACTCTGGATGCCTCGACTTATCACTTTCATAGGTTTTCCCGAGCCTACATGGATTAAGTCGAAGCGGCGCTTTTATGAATTTAACCCTTTCGATTAACTCAATCGGGATAATTCCAATTGGAATTAGTAGATACATGGGGTTCTCCTCTTATTCTGCAAAAATCCAATCCTCTGCTAACATATCTGCTTGAGATGCAAGCCATCCCATCTGTACGCCAGATGTTCCGACAAAAGCAATGGCTTTGTTTCCGATTGCATCATGTTCACAATTTACAATTTCATTATCAGCAGTCTTATATGAAATTCCAGTGGCAATCTGAATGTACTGTTTCTTTCCATTCCAGCCTTTACGAGACACTTTAAGTCCTCTTTTCAGATAACGGATAGCGTCACCAAATCCAAATGTTGACTGACCACCAAGAACACCACAGTTATTCTCATCAGCAATCATCCAGTCATCTCGCTGTGTGTGCATGAAAGTATATTCTACTCTCTGTGTTTCACGGATATCGAGAACTGCTCCCTGGCCTTGATCGGAATCTTTTGGTCTGCAATGAATCATAATCGTCTGTTTTTCATCGTCCCAACACCAGTAACCATTCCATCCTGGAAGTTTCACTTTTGCTCCCTGTTTCATAAGTTTTAATGCTTCTGAAAATTTCATTTCTATATCCTCCTTTACCTCGTGCAAATTAAGAAAATATTCAGTGCGAAACATATTTCTAAACAAATACAGAATAAAATCTGTATTACGCTTGTCTTTCCTTCTTCGTCCAGTATGGCTAAAGTACCGGCAAGAACCAGAACGAAAAATGCAAGATTTACAGCTGTTCCGATTACATTAAGTGCATTCATTTTCTTTTTCCTCCCCAATTAAGAAGTCCAGAATTTTTTCTGCAATCTCTTCCTCTGGCTCAAATGGCATTCCACAGTAATTGTATGATTCTAAAGCCGATTTTAGGCTTGATTTGAAGCCATTGTAAATTTCTCCGTGTTGTAGTAATTCGTGCCTTAAAACTGAAATTGCATCAGCAATTGATTGAGAAGTGACACTAATTTGTGCCAAGCACTCCATCTCAATGTCTGGAACAGCCATCATTTCAAACTCAAATACCGGAATTTCGTCTACGGCTACATGAAAATCTATTGATCTCACTCTCGGAACTTCATTTCCATCAATGAAACATTCTATTCCAAACCGGTCATATGGGCTTGGGTTTTTGATTTTTACGACACTCATCCTTCTTCCGCCTCCCCGAAATATTTCTTGTAAAGCTTATGGTTGTAATACCACAGATGTTGCATCACAAAAATTTTATCAATACATTCCAAACCATAATACATCACTCTGTACTCGGCGGTTCTGTCTCCATTTTTATCAGCGCTATAACCAGCTAATTTAGATTTTGATTTTGCGCCAAACCATCTACCGTTCTTTGTAACAAACAAAGAAAGATTACCGTATTCGCAAACATATGTGGCAGTTTGAGTATCATACAATCTGCCATCAGTTAATATTGCTTTTGCGTGAATTGGCTTTACAAGTTTCCGAATTGCCGGGGATTCCTTTCCAACATTTTCATATGCTTGGTTTGTTTCGGAAACGCCTTTTTTATTTTTTGAGAAAAATTTAAGCACGTCTTTTCCTCCCAAAATATTCATCAACTGCCTGTCTTACAATGTCCGATACGCTCCTGTCCGTCCGGTTCTTCTCTTCCAGGAGCCTTTTTTTCTGTTTTTCGGAAAATCGGATGCGGATTGATTCGGATTGTGGGTTTGGTTTCATAAGCACTTACCTCAACTTACAATTTCAATTGGATATCCTAAATATGCTTCCAACTCTGAAACAGTCAGTTTACGTGGTTTCTTTATTTCAACATCAACACGCTGTATGATGTTGTCTGCTGTTTTTGCAATTGCCTTTCCAGTATAACTTTCGAATTCTTCATTTGCATATACATTCAAATGTTCATATCCGTATGTACGGCACCAACGTGCAGCTGAATCAGTAATTTTTTCAAGTTCTTCCAGTTCATTACCGAATAACTCTGAGTATCTGATTGCATTGTTTAGATCACTCGCACATACCGGGACAGGAACCACAACATGTTTATATGGACTCCCGATAAAACGAAAGTATCTATGTGATTCCATTGCTTTTTCGCCTTTTGGCAAGTTAAATCCTTGGGCTATTGCTTTTTTAAGCAACTGTTCTGATTCAACGTTATTTTCTGTAACAATACACTTGTTTGTAAAATCAATCATCTTTATCCCCCTCCAAGAGTTTATATAGAGTGCTTCTTGAAACTCCTATAGTCTCAGCAAATTGTGCTTTTGTTATTTCTCCCATTTGCCAACTTCGTTTGGTTTCTTCAAAAAGGTCTTTGTTTATCTCTTTTTTGGAACGACCTTTATATTTGCCCTGGGCTTTTGCAATTGCAATACCTTCTTTTTGACGCTGCCGAATATTTTCTCTTTCTCTTTGTGCTACATATGAGAGAAGCTGCAAAACTATGTCTGCGATCAGTGTTCCTGTCAAATCTTTGTTTTGCGTAGTATTAAGCAACGGCATATCCTGTACAATGATATCTGCTTCAATCTCTTTTGTGATTTTTCGCCATTCAGCAATAATCTCTTCGTAGTTTCTTCCAAGTCTGTCAATCGAATGGATTATCAGAATGTCACCTTTATGAAGAGAAGCAATCATTTTCTGATACTCTGGACGATTAAAATCTTTCCCGGATTTTTTGTCCATATAAATTTTTTCAACACCATCAGTTTTCATTGCTTCAATCTGTCTCGCTTCATTCTGCTCTATTGTTGATACCCTCACGTAACCTATTTTCATACATAATCCCTCCCGTTTATTTATAAGTCAATTATACACGTACTCGAGTATTATTTCAAGTGTTTTATACTCATTTATGAATATTTTTATTGACTATTTAAACGGTTTTGATTATGATTACATTAATAGGAGGTGATTATATGGTTTCGGATAAAATAAAACAAATTATGAAAATGAAGAAGGTCACCAACGTTCAATTAGCTAACCATCTGGGTATGCTTCCACAATCTCTTGCAAACAAATTTTCGAGAGGAAGTATATCTGCCGATGAGTTAATTCAGATTCTTGACTTCCTGGAATGTCAACTTATAATCGAACCTAAACCAGATGTCTTAATCAAATTAACAACTGACGATATCAAAAGGGAGCCGTAATGGTTCTCTTTTTTTACTTTCTAATCAATTCTTGCCCTTGAAGTAACAGTCTAAATGTCTCTTTTCCTTTTACGGTTATGTATGTCTGGACGTTTGAATAGCCAAACGGTGTTGAAAAATCTTTCATCTGGAAAAGTCCAGCTTTCCTATACGATTCATAAGGCTTGATAATATTATGCCGATCACGGTAAATATAACCATTTTCCGTAAGCCACTTAGTAAACGCTTTAGGTGGGATGTGAAATTCCTTTTCTGCATCTCGAAAAGTTGTAAGAAGTCTATTATCTATCAGACTGTCGAAATAATCAGCCTTTGGTTTCTGTTCCCTTACTTTGGCTTCAAGTTGTTGCTTTTCTTGCTGTTCCTCAATCCACCGTTTAGCACGTTCTATCGGGTCTTCAATTTGGTAGGAATCCTGTTTCTGAACCATCTCGTATTTTCCAGTTCTTCTGATAGAAGGAAGGACTTCCGCAGTAACCCAATGTTTAAACCTTTTCGCAGATTCAAGTTTGCTTGACAGAATAAGTGAGAATAAACCACTCTCATTTATTACAATCGTTTCTTGCACTCCACTATTTGATGGGAGGCTACATTTTAGGGCGTCCTCCTTGTCTACGTGGCTTGCAATAGCATTTCTCTCTTTTACATATCCTAAAGCCTTGGCTACATCAATTCCAACGAACCAAGGATTTCCATCTATCGTTACTGTCCTTACATTTCCAAATTCTGGATTGCTAAAAATCATCATATCATTCATTCGTTGTACCCGCCTTTCTTGGTATTGCCTTATTTTTAGTATGGCAGAGAAACAGTTAAGGCTTACTGCTTGTCGTGTTCGAATCACTATCACTGCCATATAAGGAGAGCTTTTTTTATTTTTTCGCTGGTTGAGGTGGTAACTACCGCTGACTGAGGTTTTATATATACCCCCTCCCGGTCATCCAGTGCGGACGCTGGCAAGTCAGCCCGCCGCCCCATGGGAACCGCTGCCCTTGCCTGGTCGCTGTTTATCGTATGCCTTCGGCAGTGGTCAAGGGAATGCTATTCAAAATCTATTGTAATATTGCACAAAAAACAGTGTTTTATAAAATGTCTTTTTAGGGTGTACCCTATTTGCACATTGCGTATTACTAGATATAGAATCCGTTTCTTCGCAATCACAACATATAGTGTTTTTACTGTTATAGCTCCGGTTTTTCCATCTCTGGAAGCTCCAGCGCCGCTTTGTGCTTCTCCGCGATCTGCTGGGCTGTCTGCTGTGGTACTCCGTATTGCTGCGCGGCTTGTACTGGTGCAGTTTCTGCCATTCCATAGGCGGCTTTTGCAACAAATATCAAATTCGCATTTGTTCCGGTCTGATTATGTAATCTATTGATTGCGCAGTTTTTACAAATATCAAACCATTTTTTAGCCGTGTTACCATGCGATGAGTTTGTTCTATACACTCCATTCATCCAGTCAGTAAACGTTGTACGATTAATCCCAACTAAAAAGCTAAATACTTCTAGGGTTGGTAATACATGATATTTACTGCATAATCTCACATAAGTATTAAACATTTTATCTAATAGCTCTATATTGTCATTACTTGGCTTTTGTATATGATCTGCAATATAAAAAATCATATCTACAAAGCTATCTGATACCTCTTTTTTGTAGTTTTCGTTATCTGGTGATATACATAATACAGTATTTATATATTCATCAGCATATATATTAATATTATCTAAATAAATATCTACGTCTTGTACATTTACTGTATTATCTTTCATATTATCACCTCACTTTAATACGTTAATTTGTAAATAAAAAAGAGAATGTCACCTGGTAAATCTTATTCCCGGAAGGCTTCCGGGTGTTCGGGTACATTCTCTAAAACTCAAATTAAAAAAATATTCTGTTTTCTTTGTTGCAGATACCTTAACACAGTTTTTAATATCTTGTCAAATTTAATTTTGCATAAAATAAAACCCATTATTTTGTCAATAATTAATAAATAATAATTAGGGTATTATATTATAATCTTTATTTATATTTATATCTTATATATTATTATACGGTACTGTATAGCATATCTTTTAATAAACTCCAGCTTTAGGAATCTAGGAAGGGCAGAGAATAATTATATAATTATATATAATATAAGGGCGACTATATTTTCACAGATTTGCATAATAAAAGCCAGACCTTCCAGGAGTTTCTATCCGGCGTGATCTGGCTTGTTATGCGTGTTATTTAATTAACGATTCTGTGTACTTTCAGCCTCTGCCCTTCCTGAGTTCCGTCAGCTCTCGTTATCTGATAGCCTAAAGAAGTTTTAGAAAAATGTCAAGCGGTATTTTGAAAATATTTTTCTTGACAACTTGCGAAAAACTGTGTTATTTAAATATTAACAGGCTCGGCGGCGGTCTGTACTCTGTCCATAGCCGCCATAAATAAGCATTTTAAAAGCCCCGGGATTAATTTACTAGGGCTTTTTCTTGTGTATTGGTTTTTTAAATTCAATCGCAAATCAATTATCTATTCTCTGGTTTTCTATTATGCATATATGCCGGAGTAGTTTCATATTCTCCCTCAAAAGCAGAAACGAGATTTTCTGATATTTTATAATTATTCATAAAATAATAAATTATGTGTTGAATTATCCAGTTTCTTTGATTATTCCATTGCGTTTTCGGGAGTAAATTATAGAGCTCAAAATAGTTATCCATGGCTGCTATCATATACATTTTTTCGTATACAATTAGCAAATCATTGTCTATGTTTGAATCTAATTTACATAATATAATAAAACGAAATGAATTTCCGTTTTCAAAATCTTTTTGTAGTAGTTTATTGTGATGTTTCCCTTTCTTCAAATGCGCCTTATGGTTAATTGCTCTTAACTTAATATTTTTGCTTGAGCCAATATAACAGCTCATCTTTTTCGAATTAACTATTGCATATATTCCGCAACCTTCATATTGTGGAATACGAAACTCTTCTAAATTTGCCATACTGTAATATCTCCTTTCTTGATTATAGTTACAGTATAGCACATTTTCATATATAAGTAAACACTAAATTTAGTGTTTAAAAATACTTTATTTTTTCTTCATTTGTTGGCACTATTTCCAGAACATCCGACGGCTGACATCTTAATATAATACATATTGTATTCAATGTGTCGGTCGTTATTCCTTTTCCTTTTCTTAAATTTTGCATTGTTGCCTCGCTCAGAATCTTTTCTTTTCTCATTCTGGAAGATGTAAAGCCGCGATCTGATAATGATTTCATAACATCTATTTTATATTTAAACATCTTGTGACCTCCCAAATAATTATATCATTATTATAATAGGATTAGTACTAAAAAGCAATATAAAATATTTTTAAAAACCACTAATTTTAGTGTTGAAATACACTATTATTAGTGGTATTATAATATCAACAAAGGAACAAAAGAAACAAACAACCGGAACCGCCCGAACCACTCAAGCCAATGAGGACATAAGGAAACGGACTGATTAATTGAAAAACTCTAGTTCCCTTGTTTATCGGAAAAAGTTATTTCCAGATTACAGCCAACAGCGGCGGCAATCTCTTCAAGTTCATTTAAAGAAAAGTTGTTTCTTTTATACTTGTTGTAAAGGTTAGCAGTTCCGCAGCCTAAACGCTTCGCAAGCTCTACAGTGTTTATATCTTTTTCCAAAAGTAATTTTTTAATGATTTTTGTACCGTCCATTTTTTCACCTCCTGGAAACAGGATAACACTAAAAAGTATCAAAAGTCAATTAAAAAATAATATAATAGCGCTTGACAGTATTACTATATAGTGTTATTATAATACTAGAAAGAAACATTACAACAAAATAAAAAAAGCCCGGCGATCTTCCAAACCAAACCGGGCACCAAACTAAAAAGAAAGGCAACCCTATTATAACAGGGGAGAAGGTAAAAAGCAATGTTAAAAACAAATTCAAAAGAAGTTATGAACAGAATTAAAAAGGTTATCATGGACAGCTACGAAGCAGCCGAGGAATATTATACATTTGACGGCTCCACAATGAAAACAGAGTACAACGATATCTGTAAAGATATTATGAACATGTTTTACATTGAAAAATTACAGTTTGATAACAGATACAAAGCCGGAAGAATTAGTAAAGCTGATTTGTTCATGGATTGGATGCAGGGCTTACCGTCAGCTTTTCCAGTTTCTAACGATATTTTTTTAAACAGTGCTGTTGATTTTCTCGGCGATCTCCTGGACGAGACAGAAACAGAAAAAGAAAAATTTACAGATGAACAGGCAGAAAAAAGAGCCGTGTATCTTCTGTACAGAGAACTTGAAAAACACGCAAAAAAGGCATAAATAACTAACTTTTATATCAATCCGGGGAACTTTCCCCGGAAGTCTTTAAAATAAAATCAGGAGGATTAAAAACATGATAAAAATTGACATGTGGTACAATGACAAAAAGGAGCAGGCAACTGGGCTTGATATCTGGTTTAATGATTTAGGGTGTTTTTACTCTGGAAATATCAAGATTTTTGGTGATATTGTAGGCGATTATTACGCCGACAGCGTGCAAGAAATTTGTAAAGCGTTCCCGCATCTGGAAGAGAAAATAAACGCTTGTTTGAATTAAATAAACAATTTCCGGGCGGGGCTTTCTCGCCTGTTTTCCTAATCAAATGGAGTTCTAAAACATGAAATATCATTATATAGCAATTTCAACACGCACAAACAATAAAAACTTTGCGTCTGTTCTTCGAGTCTCAAGCTCTGACAATTTATTATTTTCCTTGCAAGTCCCCGGCATTACTTCCGCAAATATTTGTAGCACAAAAAAAGAAGCTGAAAAAGTCGTTGATTTTTGGAATAAGTGTTACAAGAAAAATAAAACTTATGGAGGGTTTTAAAATGATAACAATCAAGAAAGCCACGCAAGCGCAGACAATCGCCGCCATAAAAAGCGGCGATTTCTCCGTAATTGATACGATCAATAAAAAAGCCAGAAAAGAAGCAATAGAAATTTTTGCGTCTGTTGCTGGCGGCGTTATTAAATTAGCTTACTGGGATATGTCCCCGGTAAAGCGCCGGGACGGTAAAAAGTCTGTAATGCGGTACGCCTTGCACAGATCAACGAAAAAAGAAGACTGTTTACAACTCTCCTGTATGGAGCTTATCGGCGGCGAGATCATCCCCACAAGCGACAGACAATTTAATATTAAAGATGATTACGACCGCCGGGAATTTTTCCGCAGTCTTCCGAGCGTTACAAAAATGACTTTAAAATAATAAGGGGCTTAAAATTCCTGGCAATTTTTTGTACTGTTTATTTTTGGCTTAGCGTATGATATAATAACATAAAATGGGGGTAATACATATGATAATGTTAAAAATGGAAAAATGGGAAAGCGTTGTAAATGAAACTATTAAGCATTTTTTTGATAATTATAAAGTATTTGATGATAATAACAAAGCTTTAGAAAATAAAAGCCTGTATCAATACATTAATGATATTTGCGAAAAAGGCCCGGAAACAGAAATCTTGCACTTTTTATTTACTGGTGAAAGTGAATATATCCAATTTGCGGGAAAGTACAATATTTCTTTGTACGATGAATTTTCACAAGAACTTGAAAACAAATTGATTGATGAATTTTATTCCCTTAATCAAAAGCAATTCCGTGACGATCTCGAAAATTTTACAGATTATTTTTTAAGTGAACACACAATTTTATTGAAAACATATATTTATGATATTCTTGATAGTTTTACGGCTGAAAAGTTAAAATGCATTATTTTCAAATAGTTTTTACCGCTTCCCGGTTTCCAGACCGGCGGCACGTTCACGGCGTGCAAGCGGTTTTTTTGGCATTCTGCCAGATACACCTTGCAAAGTTAATATAATAAGTCAATCAATTAACGCGCTATTTTATCCGTAAATCGTTTTTTTATGCTGTTAATGGTGATTTATGCCACGTTTGCATTATAAGCCGTTTATGAGCCTTTAAAACGCTTTATAGTGTGTTGCATGGTTTATTGACTGTCTGCGGCTATGGGTGTATAATAGTCTTGTATAGCTATGTTCGGCTATGCTTTATTTGCGTACCGTGTAAATTGGTGCATTTTGTCCGCTTATGTGCGTATCTTGTCCAGGCTTCCCGGTGATCTGCCGCAGTTGACCTGGCTATATAACAATTAGGGCTATACAACTATATTGTGATATGCTTGTATAACGCCGTATTTGTCATTTTAAGGCGTTTTATAATCGCAGTCAATAAAGTATAGGCTAAATACGCTACAAGCCATTTAAGGCTTATTTTGCAAGAGTATTATTGTATTTTTATTACTGCATTATATGCTGTTTGATGCTACGATCTATTATCTGTGGGCAGTTGGTTCTGATCTGCCAGGGCTACGGCTGGCGGTCGGCTTTGCTGGTGTTCAATCGTTCCCGGCAGCGTCACGGCTTCATCAGTTCGGCGCGGTGCCGGTTCCTGGTGCTGTCATTGGTTGACCTTTGGCAATAAATAACCGCAGCTGTTCACAATTTCAATAGTTACGGCTAACTTGTAAACGATTCCCAAATTTCTACATTGTTTTGGAAATCAAAAATCAAGGAAATCCAGAAAAAAAGTGGCAATCAGAAAAATTCTCGCATTTTCTAGTTACCACTTAAATTTTAATTTTGCACAAATATTTCTATAGCGTAAAGTTTCAAATGATTCAAAATTCACAATTTATTTAATCCTTCTTTCTTCCGTGTTCCATATCTTCTGTGGGATGATTTCTTTAAGCGTTCTGTCCTCTTCACTTGGGACTTGGAAAGTTTCTTCTTTCTCTGGTAATTATCAGTCGTTGTCCCCATTCACGCCCTCCTTGTTAATCTTCTGATTCCTGGTTTCAAAGTTTATAATCTCCGTGTCTGTTTCTAATTCTTCCGGGATTCTTCCAACAATGATAACTCGCAGTGGCTTCAATCTTCGTTCCATTTCCTTGAAACCAACGCAAAATTCCAACCGTGCCGCCTTGCTCTTTACTCTTCCATTTGTGCAACAGGCAACTGTGCTTCCATCCGGCAGTCCATCAAAGCACCAGTCCCAACAGTATTCTGGTAATATGTTTACGTTCGGAATTACTGGAATATCATTCAAGACCATGTAGTGAGCCAGTGCATGATTGCGATATTTATTCCACAGGCACATTACCAGTGGCATTCCATTCTTGCCTACCGATATGCTAAAATCCGGCATAATGACTGCATGAAAACATTTTAAATGCTCCATATACTTGTCCGGCTGATTCCATAATCTTTGAAACTGTACATCGTCCACGTAGAAGTTTACATCCAGTTCCCGATGGTTCTTTATCTTTCTGCTGAAGCTCTCTGCAAAGTCTACAGTATCTTTTCCAGGATGGATAAATGTCTTTGGAATTTTCGGTATTCCGTACTTACCATCAAGGTCTGCATCCGTGATTAAAAACTCTTTCATTACGTCATAAGCTGTATGTATCATTGATTCCACTCCCATTTTTTCTCTTATAGTGCTAAAAGGTACTTATATTTGAAAAATACCATATCTTGTGTCTTAATGCAAGTTTTCCTACTAAATATCTTGTGTTGTTCTGAATGTAGAGTGAAAATCATATCGTCAGAACGGCGCAAGGGAAACCCCCATTTTTCAAGGCTTCCAGACCTTAATTGAAATGTCAGTGTTGCACATGTAACCGCCAACGGTTCCACGGTAATTTTCTCAAAAAGTTCATTGACAATCTGCCTGTTAATGTCCTGTGGAGTAACGCCTTTAAACTTTTCTAACTGTTCTTTAATAGCACTTAATTGTATTTCTACTGGCTCTGGACTTTTTGTATTTTGGATTTCTAGAATATGGCTCTCAATCTGTTTTATCTGCTTCACGTATTCTTTATTTCTTGAAATAAACTCATCATCAGATATTTTTCCATCCAGATTATATTCCAGTATTTTTTCACGTTTTTGTTTTAACAGATCAATCTGTTTTTCAAGTCGTGAGATTTCGTTTTTATTGTCTGGAATGTTTTTGATCGAGGACTGCAAAATTTCAAAATATTCTTCCAAAATGCTGTCAATATTTTCAGAAGATTTATTTATTAATTCTGCAATTATTTCTTTCAGTTCTGATTCTGCCAGTCCGAATGAATCGCATGAAGCTGCTCCGTTTTTTATCTTATAACTGCATACCCATCGAACATCTTCTTTTCCTCGAATATAATGCTGCTTCATCCAGTATGGCGCTCCGTCATTTGCGCAGAAAAGTTTTCCAGTGAAAATATTTTCGTTTTTAAAAGAGGTTCTTCTTGATTTTATGGCTTCTCCACGTTCTCTTAAATATGCGTTTGCCTTTTCCCAGGTAGTTTCATCAATGATCTGCGGTACTCTGGAACCATCATCCTTAAACATTATCCATTCTGACTGCGGAAGAAATTCTTGTTTCTTTGTGAACATATCGACAACCTTTACTTTTCCTCCGCAATAGTATCCTTTGTATTTTGGATTCCGAATAATATTTTTTATGACATCTCTACTGATCTTACCGCCTTTGAAACTTCTATATCCCATATTCCAGAGTTTTTTTTCAATTCTTGGTGTAGACATTCCAGAAGCATAGTCTCGAAAGACCATTCGAACCATGTCTGCTTCTTCTGGAATCAGTTCAAGCTTTCCTTGATTGTTTGAGTATCCATACATTCTGTGTCCGAGAACAACACCGTTTTTGATTGACTGTGCGTGTCCAAACTTTACTCTTGAAGAAAGTTTTCGGATTTCGTCCTGCGCTACCCCAGCCATAATAGTAAGTCGGAACTCACTATCATCATCAATAGTGTTAATTCCATCATTTTGGAACCAAACGCATACGCCGTAAGACAACAATTCTCTTGTGTATTGGATGCTATCAAGAGTGTTTCTCGCAAATCTTGAAATTTCTTTTGTTATAATCATGTCAATTTTTCCAAGCTTTGCATCTCTGAGCATTCTTTGGAATTCTTCTCTTTTATCTGCGTGCATTCCAGAGATACCATCATCAATGTAAGAACCGGCAAACTTCCATCTGTTGTTAGAATGTATCAGTTCTTCAAAATGTTCCTCCTGGTGCTTAATGGATGCTTGCTGTTCAACTTTTTCAGTAGAAACCCTGGCATAATAAGCAACATTTAGTTCAATGTCGTAAATAGAGCAATTTCTTAATTTTTCTCTTACATAATAAATATTCATAGTGCATTTCTCCCTTAATAAACAGGGAGTGGAATCATATAAAGTATAACACCTCATATAAATCCACTCAATACATTGTCGTTACTTTCTAATGCTGATTTCAGCTTTAATTTTATCTCTTGTTTTCTCATCTATCAGACCAAGTGAGAACATTCTTTCGTTTATGGCATACAATATAGCTTTTTCCATTAATTGTCCCTCCATATAATTATCTCATTTTAAACGCTGTTTTTCTTTATCTTTTGTATGCCCTATAATTTCTACCATTATTCTCTTTTGAACGATTCTGCGCTATTTTAAATACACAATTATCACGTTTTACAACAAATCAAAGATATTGACCTGACCATCAATCTGAGATTCTTCCAGATTGTAAAATTTGCAAGCTATATAATCTGGATTCCAATCAATTTCCAGTTCGTATTGCAAACATTGCGGATGTTTGCCCCCACGGAAGAATCTGCATTCTGAACAGGTATGCTGATAAGCTGTACCGCCAGACCGCTTATACATTTCGCTTATCTTTCTCATAGAATCACTCGCTTTACTCTTGACTTTCCTCTCGCTTTCTTCTTGAAGATACCATTTTTAACACAATCCCTTGGATCACATCCTCTGCTATGTTCTTCAATCAAGATATAATCACAGGTTGCATTTGTACTCCATGCATTTTCGCTCTTGCTGTAATAGTCGCATTTCGAGCATTGTCTCCGCTTTAAGACTATAATTTCAGTGCTTTTTAATTCTCTCCATGGTTTTCTATCTGGCAATTTTCAGCACCTCCCAATCTGGCAGTATCTATAATTTTTAAAAGGTCTGGACTTAGTTTTCTTCGTTCTTGTTCTCTTTGCACTTCTGCCCGATACGTCCTTTGAAAATTTGATTGAACTACACTCCACCATGTACCATCTACATTTTCAGATACCGCCCATTCTCTAAGTTGTGCCGGACTTGATACTGCTTTCTGAATGATTTTTGGAAGCTTATCAAACTCTGTTTCTGCGTTATATGTAGAGTTCTGAATAGCTTTGCATACCTTTTCCCAGGCTTCTGTTTCATTCAGCTCTTCCTTTTGCGGTGCAACGCTTTGTGCGCATTGCCTTAATGCGGCTATTGATGGCTCTTTCCATTCCGTCTGCATATATTTCTTTAATCCGAAACTTAAAAGCTTGTAATCCAGGTCTTTCAGTAATCCGTACCAAGTATCAAAAGCATATTGATCTGGCAGAAATGCTGGGGAAGTGTACACAGCTTTCATTGCCTTTACCAGTACCGCCCATTCTTCTCTTGTCATACCCAGTTATCCACCTCGCTTACCCTGTTTTGTATTTTCTCCATGTAACTTTGAGGCTTGTTACCGGATTTATCAAGATAGTTCCCTTCAAATACCTTCGCAAAGTTACCGGGCTTTAAGAACCAATCGAAAGTTATCATCCAACCTTCTTTGTTCTGGCCTTGTAAGAAGCTGCTATGGCGAATGTTTTCAATGGCTTCTAAGATATCGTCCATATGGTTCTGACGGATTCTGGCTTTCACTGCTTGTTCTCGTTTTGATGTCATTCTTTTTACAGGGTTAATACCAAATTCTTCCAGAGTATTCCATTCATCAATGATTCGTTGGACGTCAGTCTGACGAATAGTATCTTTAGATACTATTAAATCATTTATATCTTTTTCTTTATCTTTATCTAATTCTGTATCTAAATCTAATTCTAAATCTTTATCTAAACCTATATCTTTATCTGAGTGCGTCTTTCGTTCGTCTATTTTGCGTCTTTTATGCGTCTGCCTGTTTGAACGCTCTATTAGTTTGGTATCATCAATAGAATTTCCATTTGTCAGTGAGTAACTTCCGTTATCTTTCAATAGCAGTTTCTTTTTTTCATCAGTGTATGAAGTTTCTATATATCTGTCTCTGGACAGGGTGTTGTGCATTCTCCAATGTTTAATAACGATCACGCCATCATCAAACAAGATAACAAATCTCTTGGCAATTAGAAGCTTCAAATCATCATCATTCGCTCCTATTATTTTTTCAATCCTCTTTGGGTTTCCAATAAATCCATCATCGTCCGCTCTCATGTTTAGATGAAAATAAAGACATTGTGTTGATAACGGCATATCAAGGAAAGCATCTGTATCAACAATTTTCATTGTGAACATTCTTTTATTTGCCAATTTTGAAATTCCTTTCTCCAATTCCTGGATTTTTCAAAAGTGTTTATCTCAATTCAACTTCAATTCCATTGATTTTCAGTTCTCCATTTACCGGAACCACAAGAGATGGAACGCCGTTTATTTCTTTCAATTCAATCAGAGAAATTTTATCCGGCTGAATGCAGATTGTTGCATCTGATGTTAAAATTTTTGCAGTTTTTGAATTATGGATATTGTCAAGGGCGACAGGCTCATTGCTGAAATACATTTCCCAGTTTTCCTTGAAATCCGATAACTTCTCGTCTGGAACTCCGCAATATCCAAAAATCTGTTCCATTTCATCACATGATACAGTTATCATCTCTTGGCTGTCTTTCTTCTGTTCTCTTACTTCCTGTAAAGATTCAACCAGGCTTTCAGTGAAATTAAATGTTGTGCATCCTTCGAAATTATCCATAATAAAATCTGAAAAGACATTGATCTCATTGCCAGGTATACGTGGAATTGATGTGCCAAGAACGTTTTCGATAAAGTCTGGATGAATATTCTTTATGTTTTTGTTAAAATACAAGGTTCCATGAATATCAGTGCTTCTGTCATTAAATACCGGGAATAAGAATCCTGTTTCTGGTCTTGAGACTACCCAATCACGAATTCTGTCTTTGATGTTATTTTCAGCCACATCATAGCTAAGCCCAGCCTTTGAAAGATTCACCGGGCAAATGCTGCACAGAATGTGTTCATAAATTTCTTCTGAGGCATCGTGCATTTCGGTTCCATCAGAAGTTTTTCCGGGAATGTCATATACTGCATGAATGAGAACTATGTAGTAATTTTCTGGATAGTCATAGTTTTCAATTACTTTGTCGTAGAACTCGTCCAAAAGCTCATCATCTTTAAGTTTACTTGCTCTGATCCGCATAAGAAATTCCTGTGTTCCACCCTCTTTTTCCTGTGCTAATGGAAAATCAAAGTTCATAAGGTTCTTTCCAAGTCTGCCAGACATGGTTTTCTTGAAAATGTCAAAATACTTAAACATTTCTTCCTCTGGAAGGGAAAGGAAAGCTTCTTTAATTTTGGTTTTCTTATTTTTTTCTGCATCCACATAACAACCGCAAATGCGTGTGATTGCACAATTTGCCGGTGTAAACTGCTTCTTAATCTCTGCGATTTCTTTCTTATTCATTTTTTTCCATCCTTTCTGCTTCTCTTGCCTGTTTCTTCTCAATCCACTTATTAATTTTATCTTCGGAAATCATATACATTTGCTTTAGCATTTCGATACAGATAAGTACATCTGCAATTTCTTCTGTTAGGTTATCACGGTTGATTTTTCCACGTTTTGCCTTACTGATTGCCTGGATAAGCTCTGCACATTCTTCCATGCAGACTGTACTTTGATTATTTTTGCCGTAGTGCAAAATGCTTTCTGCGATAACACCTTTATTAATCTTTATCCCTGTGATTAATCCGGCAAGAGCCTTTGCTCCAGAATCACACGCCCATGCTTCTTTGAGATAGTTCTTCTGCCATTCATCTTTGATTTCTGAATCTCCCAAGAAACATAAATGCTGGTCTCTCATATCGGATAATATATCTTTTGCTTCTTTAACGTCCGCTTTTTTTCACCTTCCATTACATAATTTTCCACAAATAATACATTTGTACACCCATCCTCTTCTGTGGTGATGGTATTTAATCCATTGATGTCTATGCATTCTTTATCTCATCCAACTTCTTCTCGGCTTCTTCACGGGTAAGGAATACGGTTTTGCCAAGTTTGTTTACTGAAAATCCGTCCAAGTTGGGATAGATTCCACTATTTAACATCCAACTAAAATAGGTTCCGTGCATATTAACTGAAACCATCGTGATTCTCAATTCTGAAACAAAATTTCTTGTTGGAACATATACCGTATCTCCGACTTTACACGGTAATCTCACAAGCAAGCCCTGTTCTTCTAAGTCTTCATAAGTGGCGAGTTTTTTAATCATATTCTTTACTGTTTTGCAATTTCCTGCACCCTGTGAGCAATTATCGCAATATGAACTGCACATAATGCTTCGGCGTTCGTTATATGTGATTCTTGAAAAATCTCTTTTTGTTAATCTCTCCATCTACTTCACCTCTTCCAATTGACTTTCTACTGTATTTGCAAGTAATAACATTGATTCAATAACTTTATCTGTTAATGACATTCTATATTTATTGTCAGCAAAATACTTAACGTGAGCTATTGCTTCCTTAATCTTTTCTTCGCACACAACAATTTCGGATGCTTCATACAAGGGCTTATCATCACTGTAATAAGTTACATTTTTGTCATCGTAAAATTTTAACATATTCGGAATCGGAATATTCAGTGCATTTAAATGATTTTCTCCTATCCACTTAAATCCCTGTAATTTTGCCATTTTCAGAACTTTCAAATACTCTTCCTGCGTTTTTACGAATACGCTTTTTCCAGTTAAATCAATCATCATAATTTCCTCCTGTAATCTCATCAATACACTGATTCCAGCCCTCTGCAAAGCCAGAATCAGACGTATTAGCCGGATAATCTCCATTGTCTTTTTCTGGCAAATCCATAAGCGGACACCAATCAGGTCTTGATTTGCTTTCGCAATCATAATGTTCTTCTGTCATCAGAATTGCATCATAATATAAACAGTCAGCTAATTCACAGCATCCCTCATATTCAAGATTTCCACAATATTCAGTTCCGAACGGCAGCCATAACAATTTTCTGGCGTGTCAATCACTAATACTGATTTGCTCATTCAACTCCACCGCCTTTCACGATTTCGATTGCCCTGCTCAGTCCAGCATTGTATCCTTGATGCACATCAGATAAAATACATTCTGATTCAATGAATTTATCTCTTTCCAATTCGCTAATAGCCTTATCCACATCAAAAACTGTCGGTTGCTCATTGACACAATCAATAAACTCTTTCTGGTCGGAACTAATACTTGTTCCAATTTCCCAAATTTTGATGTATTTAATTAATTCGTCAGCATCAATCAGTCTACTCATTCAGTTTCACCGCCTTTTATAATTTCATCAATTATTGTATCTTCTTCTATGCAATATTTTTCAAATAAATAATTCTCTAATTGTTCCACAACCTTATCCACATCAAAAGCTGTCGGCTGCTCGTCAACAATATGTATATATCTGTCTATAATCTTCTGTATTGGTTCTCCTAAGATATTTTGAAGCAGTATATCTTTTTTTAATTTATCTGTGTCGATTAACCGCATTCCTCAGCCCTCCTTGTATGGCTCTGGAAGTGGTCGCCATGCCGTAATCTCAATCCAATCATAATTGCTATCAAGATAATATCCGTCACAATCAATAAAGCTTGTATCTTGCCATGTTGTTTCTCCGTTAGTAACCAATATTTCTTGTCCGTCATCTGGCATTTTGCAGTCAAGCATATACTGTATATCAGTTGATATGGATTCTTCCGCACGTTCTTTTTCTGATATCTGATGATATTTTACCGGAATCCACCCATTTTCTTTCTCGTCCTGTTCCAGATCGTCCAGAAGACTATTTACGATATCCAGCGCACTCCCTGGAAGCCCATGCTTATACTGCGATTTCTTTTCTATCTCAGCTTTGTATTGCTCTAATCTGTTTCGTACTCTGCTCATACTTCCACCTCACTATCCTCTGGCATCTGGAACGTCATTCCTTTTTTGAGCATTTCTCCAAGTTCTCCCGCATGTGCTTTGTTTTCTTCCGTTTTTGGCTTCATACTTAATATCCTACATACTTCTGGAATTACATATTTTGTGTATTCCGAATCTCCATAGGCTTCCTGAATCATATCCAGTACTTTCATGGCTTTTTCTTTTGTGGAATATCTTCCTAAAATAAAATATCCTCCACTTCTCTGTGCATCCTGCAAACTCCAACATATAATATTCAATGAATCTGGGAGCTTTAGATTTATTACAATGTTTTCAAACTTTACCAGTGCTGTTTTATCCTGGCTTCTGATTAACATTTTGTGTCCTCCTTATTCAATGAAATTTGTTCCGCACTGGCAATGATAACTAATGTGTCCGTTATATTTGCTCACGTTTGCAGTTACCTTTCTACCGCATGAAAAGCAAGTTACCTCTTTTGTCAGCGGCTTTTCGTATTCTTCTACTTCTTTATCTTGAATAAACCTCTGACCGCACCAGTGACACTGTTTAGTGCTGTACGGCATCTCTCCGCAAATAGGACATTCTGGAATTATTCCGTAACCATCATTTATGATTGGAAGCTTGATCGGCTCTCGCTTTGAATAAATATTCCAAAGTTCTTTTCTACGGTTCTCTTCGTCCTGTGCCATTAACGCTTTGTACTTCTCTTCCTCTTCTTTATCCCAGTAAATGACACAGGCTTTATCTTCTGGTGAAATGTCTTTGGTGTACGGCTGTGTCGTGCAATGATAACCTGTTTCACCCTTTCTTTTTCTTGACTGGCATCTTACGCAGCCACCGCATTTTTTTCCAACAATTCTTCTGGATAAATGCTTGTGCTGGAACGTCTTTCTCTTACTGGCATTCCGTCACTGAATTTAATTTCACTCATTATTTACCCTCCTTTTTCAACATCGGAAACAACCATCCTGTCTTTTCGTTTGATGCAATCCAATCAAAATTTAGCTCTGATAATTGATACTCTTTATTGCATCTTTCACAGGTGAATCCGTTCGCTTTACTGTATTGCCCTATAATTCCACCACATCCACATCTACAGTGTTTATAATCCATTTCTATCCTCACTTACGCTCCAAATCTTCTAACCAATTCTTTATTCAAATCCGGAATCCGTACATCTGTTTCAGATTCCAACTCTTCAATCATGCTCATAAAACTTCTTTCTCCACGATTTGCTTGTCCTACAAACTCATTTGCACAATTAATTACATCCAAAAGTCTTTTAGTGGAAAAGCCATGCAATTTCCGTAATGCCAGCATGGTTGTTACCGTGTTAATTGTATTCGCCCAGTCGTCACCAGTGCTGAATCCATCGTTGTAGGCTTGATCTTGCATAAATTCCAGCTCTTTACGTGAATTCTGCATGGCTCTGGCGAATGCCTGTGACATCTGATTGTCACATTCCAACACCCTATTTTTCTTTGGCGCTTTCATCTTTAATTTGCTTCCCATATTTTTTCCTTTCGTATCTGTATTCCGTCAAACGGTATGTTCTCGATATTCCCGGATGTTCTGTGGCAATCAGAGAATCCATCTCCAATTGCCGCATATGTCTCTGGACGGTACACTTTGTAAGGTCTGTTCCATCCATAATTTCTTCATAAGAAGGCATATATCCGTGTTTCTCAAAATACTTGACAAGAAATCTGTAAATATCATTTCTAGCAGATTGCCCCTCATTATATTTTCTCTGACGGTAATTCATAGGCAAAACGGATTTTCTTCCGCAGTATTGCTTTTTTCTACACGCATTTTATTTAATCTTTCCGCAGCTTTCTTCTTTGTTTCATCGGAATATTTTCTCGGTGGATTGATTTAATGTAGGAATACGGCAAGTGAGCGAAAATAGATCCATCATTATTTCTGGCAAGAATTTTTACATCGTCTGGAAATTCCTTTTCTAATTCCTCACATCTGTTCTTCCAGGTACTCCCATTCTTAGCAGTAAGTCCTACATAATCTCTTCCGGGAATCCACTCAATTACACATTCGTTTGTGTTTTCTGACACAAAACTCACCTCTATTCATTTTTTTATTTTTTATCTTTGGAATTTAGCCAGTAGAACTACTGGTGTGTTAGAATCAGTGATAGTTTTCTTCATTGAGTAAGTCGTTGAATTTTTCCAACGCCTTAATAGATACTTTGTTATTTGCTTTTTCTGGTCTGATTGATACGTTTAAGTGAGTATCAATGATGTGTTTTAATTCTCGCGCAAGGGTTATTTTGCCTTGCTGGATTCCATCTCTATATCCTTTTGCCGGACGAAATTCATTTATTTTTTCTTTCCCTTCTCCTTGGCTACCAGAAGTTTTATTGTATCGGCATTGATATCCTTTTTTAGTGTACTCTAATATCCAGTATTGTTCCATTTTATCAAGCTGTTCGACAGGATAATGGATAAAATTTATTTTCCACCCAAAAGGATTTTCTTCACTGTAAAATCCTCTTTTCTTTATTGATAAATCAATGTGCTGATACCCAGTAAGATGTGAACACATCCTCTGAATTATATGTACTGCCTGCCCTATATAAAAGTATGGGATTTCGTTTTCATCAGTTCTGGTTAAAAAATATATTCCGCTCCCATCGTCAAGCTTTGGATTGATTTTCAGAAGTCTTTTTCGATTCGTTGCTTCAATAGCTTTTGCCTGTCTAAGCTTTTTATAATCCAACCGGCATCACTCCCATTCACTCTCATACTCATCTTCGTCATCATCTTCACAGTAACCATGTTCCATGATTTCTTTGAATGCAGCTATTGCCTTTCTGAACCTGTCACGCAAAACCTGTTCTTTCTGTTCAAGATCATCAATAACCTTTTTTCTTTCTGCGATTTCTTCTAAAAGAGATTTATTCTCTTCTTCAAGATTATATCTGGCAATGCGTTTCATGGTTGTTGGATCAAGTTTTACAATTTCCTTTCCAGTAACGTAAAGAGTTGTTGGATTCATTATTGCCGGCACATACGTTCTTGTCTCGCCATAAACCGATGTAGTTTCTATTTGTTCTGGCGGTTCAGTAATATCCTCAATAGATTCAACATCAAAGCACATCATTTTCTGATTGCTAAAATAAATAATCTGTCCTGTTTGTACCATTTCATCACTCCTATCCAAACGCTACCTGTCCGTTGTTTTGCATATAAATCATCGGTGCAACTTTGCGTTCTCCAACTTTCAAGTACGGACAATTTGCTTTCACAAGTGCTTCTGCCATAACCGGAACCACACTATTTCCGATTCTTGCTACTTGTTTCGCAATCGGATAATCTCTCCACTTGTAATCCCGATCAATAATGTAATCTTTTGGGAATCCCTGCATCACTTTCAGTTCTTCTGGCTTTAGCATTCTGAGAAAAATATCTGAAATAATGTATTTCTCTCCGTGAATGTCAACCAAAACATTCACTAGACCGAATCTATCTTTTGTGGTGATAGTCCCGAGTGGTTCATTAAGCACCTGTCCGCATCCTGTCCCATAATATTTAACCAGGAAAGCGGATATCACACCGAAGTGTCCGGGTGAAGTAGTAATCGTATGCAGTGGCTCGTCACATCCTTGACCGATTCCAGTCTTGTAATATTTCGTGATAAAAGCTGTCACAAGTCCATATCTGTTTGACGTATCAATGGTCTTAATCGGCTCTGTCAGTAATTGTCCTCTGGAATCACCTTCTCTAGTTTCTCCATGATACTGAATGATAAACGCCAGTGCATCTTTATTCTTTACAATGTATGGTTCTGTATTATCAACGATATATTTCTTAATTCCATTTGCAATGCGTTTCTGTGTTGCTTCTGCCAGTGGCTTTGAACGGTCAAATATACTTTTGCCTAAATCTGACCAGTCAATGTAATCTCCGCACTGTTCATATGGTTTCAGACCGTCTGTTCCAAAACGATTATGTGTAGGCTTTGGCCATATTATCTGCTTTCCATCCCTACGAAATACCGCATACCAACGTTTTCTTGTAGTCGGCGCTCCATAATCCGCAGCTACGAGTTCTCGGCTATCAAATTCATATCCAATACTTTCCATTGCTGAAATAAATTTTCGGTAATCTTCCCCGGCTTTTTCTTTTATTGGATGTCCTTTATCATCAAGTGGCCCCCATTGTTGTATTTCTTCCACGTTTTCCATAATGATTACATCTGGGAGAATTGCTTTTGCGTGCTTATATACCGCCCATGGAAGAATGCGAAGCCCCTGTTTTCTCGGCTGACCGCCTTTTGCTTTTGAATGGCTTGTGCAGTCTGGTGAAGCCCACATCAACGCTACGTGCTGGTTTCCAACATATTTCTGCAAGTCTACTTTGAAAATATCTTCTGTCAGATGCAGTGTTCCGGGATGATTAGTCTTATGCATTAGAATTGCATCTGGATCATGGTTAATTGCTATGTCTACAGGCCTACCAAGAGCCATTTCAATGCCTACGGATGCGCCGCCGCCCCCGGCAAAGCAATCTATAATTAAGTCTTTCATTTCATCTCCTTAACTAAACGGAAATTCATCTTCCATACCGCCTAAATCCGGCACATCCATGAAACTAGGTTCTGGCGGTGGTACTGGTCGTGTGTCTGTTTCCTGTGTTTGCGGTGACTGGCTCTTTCTTTCTGCAAATTCATGTTCTGCAACAAGACAATCATTTGAGTAAACTTTTTCGCCATTTTTGTTCGTATAGTTTCCAGTCTGCCATTCTCCACGCACATTTACTTTCGTGCCTTTTTTAAGATATTTCTCTACGAATTCTGCATTTTTTCCAAGACATACGCAAGTGATAAAGTCAGATTTTCTTTCCATGTTCTTTTTTACTCTTCTCTCTACAGCCAAAATATATCTTGCAATTTTGGTGTCATTCGTTCCCATTCTGATATCTGGGTCAGCAGTTAATCTTCCAGAAAGAATAACAATATTCACAATTTATCACCTCTCAATCTGAATGTCGCATCTGATAAGTGCGTGTTTTATTTTCTTTGTATTCCCTGTTACGATTTCTTCTTTCCCGATAACAAAGGAAATATCATCTTCCGTTACGTCAATTCCTTTTGTCTTGATGTGCTCAACAAGGATTTCTTTGATTTCCTCTGCACAAATTCCGATTGTAATTTCCAATGGTGTTACCTCCCTGGTTTGTAGGCTGGTGGCATTGGCTGCCATGCAATGACTGGGTAATACGCAAAACCATATGCTTCTACGCTTCCCCATTTACCGTCCCCTAAATATGTAAGACTTGTTGGGGAAATAGCTCCCTTAATTGTAACTGCATATTCTTTCCAGTCTCCCGGGTTTTCTTCCTTGTTTGGTTCTGGCGGCAAAATTAAATCTGTTGGAAACCACATATCCGCAGGACTGTATGAGCAGATCAGTTCTTCAACTTTCTTGATTGCATCATTCCAACCTTTATCATACTTGCATTCCTGTTCAGAAGGTTCTGACTTTTTCAGTTTGTCAAGTGTTTTTAAGAAGATTTTCATGTGTTATTTTTCCTCCATAGCTATCACATCACATCCAATAAATACCAATTCCTCATGTTCACTCATTCCATAGCAGACAGATTTTCTTCCTACTTTAAAAAATACATTATTTGTATTAACCGTAACTCCTTCAGTTTTTTCCATATAATCAGAAACAATAGCTTTCAAAATATCTTCATTTAAGAAAGTCTTTCTTTCGACTATTGGATGTTCTTTTGGCATATATTCAAGCCATGTCTCTACACCTTTGTATTCTTTTCCTTCTGTGTCAGTCCATTCGCCATTTCCAGTATATGCAAGCATGATGATTTTTTCGGAGTTTTCCAACTTTACATAATACAAACATGCGGTATCATCAGTTGGAGCTTCTGGAAGCACATCTTTTACTGAACGCCATGCACTAGGTGAAGGAATTTTTTTTCCTGTTTTGCGGTCTACATGCTCCTGTCCTTTAATTACATAATTTTTGAATTTTCTTTGCATTAATTTTCTCCTTTCAAAACGGACATAAGTCCAAATTAACTTCAAGTCCAGGTCTGGCAATCTGCACCAGCGCATCATCCCAAACCACCGCTTCTTTTATCTCCTTCAAAATCTGTTCCGGGTCAGCTGCTTCATTACTCAAATGCACCAACGTTACCGTCCGTAGTGCCGCCGTATGATTCGTATTTACTAAGTTTTTGCAAGTATCTAAGGAACAATGCCCTTTAAGCCTGTGCGTGTAATTTTCAGCTGTTTTGTCAACCAATTCTCCACAATAGTTGCATTCAATAACTAAGTGGTTCAGTCGCATTGCCTTGAAATTGTATCGGCAAAACTCAAAGTCTGTCATATACAACAGCTTTCCCATCTCTTTATGTTCCACGATATACCCATAATTGAAACACGGAATAAGTTGCCCTGTATCCTTGTCCCTTGTAGTATGTGGCAAATAGAACGGTATTACTGTAAACGAGCCAACCCGAAATGGTCTTTTCTCTGGAACACCTTTCATCAGCTCACCAGTGATGATTTGCAGATGTTCCACGGTTTCATCATTGGTGTAAATCTGAATGCCGGCGTTCATCAGTTCCCGAAATGATTTGATGTGATCTCCATGCTCATGACTAAGCAATACGCCAGAAACATCACTTGTTCTGTAATCAATAGCTCTTAAAATGTCTTTGTATCTGCATCCACAGTCCAGAACAAGCATTTCTCCGCTGTTGGATTTCAAAACATAGCAGTTCCCATGGGCGCTTCCTGTGTTTACTACTCGCATGAACAATTTTCATCACCTCGCTTTCTGTTTATTTGTAGCTATTTAAAATTGAAGAAGCAGTTTCTCCAATCATATTTTTATCGTCCTGCTGATATGGAGGAGCTCCGCTCCATAATTCTTTCATATCTTTTAAATCTGTAGCCACCATTGCGTCCCTTATTAATTGAAGCTCTTTAAGCGATAATTCCACAGTTACAATAGAATCCCAATTAATTCTCTTTCTTCCTATCTCTTTCATACTTCATCATCCTCCGGGAACTGAAATACAATGTTTGCCGGTTCGAATTTCATTTCATCTCCACTTGTAAAAGTTCTTATGATTCCAAACCCTTTGGTTGACACCATTTCTAAGAACTTTTTTTCATCATTTTCCGTAATGTGCATGTTTTGTGAAAAGAATGTTCCTGTATATGTGTTATGTAACATTTTCATAGCATTCTCAGCTTTTTCATCTGTCAAATAACGAGCCATGACTGTTCCTTTTTCACCTACCATTGGCACATATGCTCTTATGATATTTCCAGTTCTGCTTAATGATGTGATTTCATAAGGAACATCAAACTCTCCGTTCTGTGAAACTAATCTCATTCCTACTCACCTCCGAAAAAAGTTTCTCTCATATCAACAGGCTTATATTTTTTATGCATTAAAGCTTTGTTCTTTCTGGCTCCCTGTGGGTCATTGCAGACAAATGATTTGCATATCTCCGGTCTAACAGGGTAGATTGAACATTTCTCTTTTGCCTTATCGTCCATCAGAAACGGACAGGTTAAATCCATTAATGAAGCAGTGAAATTATGTCTGCATTCCTTGATATGGTGTTTGCGAATATACCACTTGATCTGTTTGATTTCCTTGGATGATATCGGTAGAAAATTTGAACAACACGAACCGCATTCTGAACATTTCCCATCTACCGTGAAATCATAAAGTCCGCTGTTCATATTGCTTACAACTTCTTTAATTGTTTCAATTACACTGCTGCTCATGTCATTTTTCCTCATTCACGACAATACCGCCGTGGATAATAACTCTCTTTCCGTCCGAATCGTCAAAATAAACTTCATTCTCGGATTCGGAAACATCAAACTTTCCAGACCAGGACTTGATTTTACCGCCGCTGTAATCATAAACAGTTACGGTTCGGTTCAGTCCACCGTCAATATTACTAGATAGTGATTTTAATGATCTGCTACAGGAAGAACAACCACTAAACATTGTGATTGCTGTAACCCCTGTGACTAATACTGCTGTCTTAATACATTTATGCTTCATTTTGGCTCTCCTTTTACATTGTAAGTCGGATTATAATGAGTACCACATATGTAATAACATTTAAAAGAATAATTAAATTGGTTCGATTGTATTCATTTTTTCGAATAAAAGTTACTATCCATCCCAAAAGTGCTATTGAAAGCAAAATAATAAGCACAATTGTGGAAGTTTCCATCCTACATTTCCTCCTGGCTCATAAATGACGGAATTTCTGTTTCCACTGGCTCTGCTGCCGGAACTGGTTCTTTCTCTGCTGTTTTTACAGTTTCGGCTACGGTTGGCTGCTTTGGCTTTTCTTCGATTGCTTCTGGCTGTGGAATGAATTCTTCTACATTGGCATTCTGTTCGATTTCTTCCTGTACTTCCCTGTACGTAGAATCCATCATGTTGTATTCGTAAGCCTGTACTGGATTGTCCCATCTCTTAGGAATAGACTTCATAATGTTGTTTCGCATCTTACGAATAATCATTGATTCTCTGGATTGTGTTTCATAATAAGATGGTGAAATATACGGTCTTAATTCCTCACAGTCAATGATTGCTTCCAGTTCTCCAATGTCAGCGACATTTTTCATGATTTCTTTTTTCTTTGCTTCAATTTGAGCTTTCTGCGCATCTGTAGCTTTATATCTGTCCGCACAAATTCCAAACGTTTCATTCTGTAGATTATTCTTGATGTGCGCTGCAAGATTCTTTAAAACATCTGCTCTCTCACAGGAATGATACTCAATGTGTCCATCTTTATATTGAATTGGATATACTACACGAACAACTTTTCCAATTCCAGATTCTTCCCATTCTGGCGGTGTGATTTCTACACCTTTATGTCTTGGTGGAATATACTTATCACCTTCTCTGACTTTCCAGTATGGGAATACTTTTTCTACATTTACACCATATCTGCTAACAAGGCTGTCATTTCCATCACCCTCAATAGCAAATTCAATCTTCTTCTCCCATTGAGCTGGTTTCCCTTTTCCTGCTACGTTTACGTTTCTGATCTGAAAATAACACTCTCTCGGCTGTGCATTTGCATTCAGTTTCAATGCTGCTACTTTGCTCAGAATGAATTTAAGGTTGGAGCCATTTATTGCCTCAAAACTTACTCCGCTCTCATGCACCATCTGGAAAATAGATCCCATTGCCGCTACTACGCAATCTTTTGAGTAGGAATCAAATTCCATTCCTCTTGAAGTCAAATCTCTTTCCATTAAATCAACATACCGATTTGTATAGTAGGAAAGCTGTGTGTTAAATGTTGCTACTTGTGTGTTTTCTGCCATTTTAATTCTCCTTTTCTTTATTTATATGCTCAGTGGCATATGAAACAGGATGAAATAATTTGTCCTATGTTGAATTGTAATTTCCTGTTCTTTCATTAACTGTTTTATTTTTCCCTGTTGTGCTTTCCGGGCATTCACCCGGATTCATATGCCACCGATTTTTTATTTACTCTACGTGGAATCTTCCATAACCGCTTGTTCTGCCAGACCCGATGCCACATCCAAATCCTGCAAGCTGAATAATATTAACGATCTGCTCAATGGAATAAATATTATCTACATATGCAAGTTCGATTTCTGCTGACCATCCGGTAAATCTGTTTAAATGTACAAGAACAGGTTTTCCTTTCTTTGGTGACATTAGTTTTTCGTCAATGTAATGCTCAGCAAACTTAATCGGTATTAAACCTCCTTTGGCGATAATATTTACTCCAGCTTTGAACTTTGTACTATATGTATCAACCCCATTTCTTACAACAGCATCGCAAAAACATTTCAATAACCCGAATGCTGTAATGCAAGGTGCATTGTTGGTGAGTGCATCAATAAGGCCTTTTTCTGAGAAATCTGTAGGTTTTCCATTGTACCAGTGAATTGATGTAATGATTTCTTCCCATACATTTGCTTTTTCAAGGTTCTTTGCCTTGTCTTTTCTCTGATCAATCAGTTCTCTTGCGGTCACGTCATTCATCTTATTGAGAACTAAGTCTCCGTCTCCGATGATTGTGACTGTTGCGTGCTTAACGTTGATTGCCTGTAACTGAATTCTTTCTTCTTTTTTAGTTTCCATAATTCTTTTCCTCCGATTTTTTAATAGTTTTTATAGTTTCTGTTTGCGCAAACATTCAAGCAGATTAATCCACAATAGTTTAATATAAATATAATGTTGTGTTATGTATTTTCGTATGCTGTACTGTGCTATCCTGTAGTGTATTGCGAAAGTAATCCGCTTAAATCTTTGCGTAAATTTCAGATATGCTTAACTGACAATAGAAAATGTCTTATAGTGTCCTGTATTTTTCTGTAATATGCTGTCCTATATTTTGCTTGCATTGTAGTTCGCTTTCCTATTCTTGGCAGATTCTACTGCCAGTTAAATACATCTGTGTTGAATGCTCGGTAGGTAACATGAAGTGTCCTATAGTGTCCTATGCTGTCATATAGTGAGTTATTCTTTACTTTCCTGTGACATTTTTCATGCCACCTACCCAAAATTCAATTTTCGGAGTGCTGTTTTACAGGCGATATAAAGGTCGTATAATATATATTGTGTTGTCCTATTTTGAGGTGTATTTCGTTATTTTGTTATATTCTTCATTGACGGTTATACCACCTGTAAAACAGCACTCCGTTAAAATGTTGCGTTGTACTTTACTGTTCTGTCTTATCCTGTAGTTTAATATGTTATTTTTTAGTATAGTAAGTGTTCGCAACACTTGTCACTCTGCATAAGTGAAATATTTTGTCCTGTTCTGTCCTGTCTTGTCTTGTCCTGTCATGTATTGTAGTAAACTTTCTGCTTATGCAGACTGATAAATGCTGTGGTTTCCTACGCTCATAAACCTGTAAAATAGGTAATTATAGTGCTTTATTGTCCTGTCTTATACTGTTGTTCTGTGTATTATCTTGTGCTATTCTATAGTTTCTGCCTGTTTTACAGGCATATCAACGTAGGAATTTCGCCGCTACTGCACTCATGTCCCTACAAGAATAAAGTGTAATATGTGTTGTGCTGTTCTGTTTTGTATTGTATTGTGTTGTTCTGTCGTATTATCCTACTCCTGTAGGCATATCAGCACAGTAACGGCTTCGATATTTAATTACTGATTACATTTCTTTATGGTAATCGGCATTGTTGGGTGATTAATTTCCCCATCCTCAAAAACTTTTACGATTTTAACTTTATTGGGATCTCCTGCATTTAAGTAAACCATGTCCCCTACTTTTGGTTCAAAATCCGCTTTGAACACATATCCTCTTTTTCCTCCGGCATTTTCAATTTCTACATATTTAATCATTCTATTTTCCTCCTAATATTTAATTAATCAGTTCCCAAACTTCTTCGTATTCGGAAATATTCTGGTATTTCTGCTTCACTGTCAGAAGTTCATTCCGGCAACGCTCTAAAAGTGCTTCGTATTCATCTGGCTGCTTCAAAATAAGCTGTGTTGGCTTATATCCGCTTTTGCCATCTGTCTTGTAAAAGACTCGAATTGCTGTCGGCTTTGACTTGTTATCAATATCCTGTTCCACGATTTTTAACTGACAAACAATCAGTCTGGCTTCGTGGATTCTGTATTTTTCAGCTGCTATGGAATCATCCCATGTGAAACATTTATGTAATTCTGTACTTTCGTCCCTTGCTTTCTCAAGAATCTGTTGTGGTGTAGCTGATTCCATCTGATCGCAAATTTCCATGATTTCAGATGCGCATTTTGTGGCATCTGCCTTGAAAAAATGTTTTCCCCATGTTGCTGTTAGCATTTTCCCCTCCTGTTTCTGCGTAGGTGCCTGTGTATAGCAATGAGAATTGTTCTATACTGTGTTATTCGTTGATTTTTTGTATTTAGATGTTCTTTGATTTTTTGTTCTTTACAATCATATATTTTGGTATAATGGCAACTTTCATTGCCATGCAACGACACCTATGCTTTTTGACTTTTTATTTAAATTTTTCTCACTCTCAAATCATCGTCCGTCACTCTTAGTACAATCATCTGCTGTTCAGCACTAGGAAGTCTGGTTGCGTTTACGCTCTCGCTGTTGTCAACAAAAATCGGCAAATTCAAACCGTTCAAAGCCTGTAAACCTCTAAGCAAATCAATTTCACACAAGATTTTGTCAGAATAATTCAAACCATCAAAGTAATTCACTCCATTGCAGATCATCTTGCAAGTTTCCACTGGATTTCCATCAATCGTGTAATCAAGGAAGCTGAACTGAAAATGATGGAAAAATGGATTGATTTTCTCTGCCAGTGCCTTATTCTTCTGGATTGAGAAGTTAAGAACGGTATCAATGTTCTTTTCAATATCAGCTTGAAACTGTCCAAGGCTTTTCAGTTTCTCATTCAGTTCGGCCACTCGCTTTTCTTTCTCTGTGACTGCTGCCTGTGCAATCTTAATGTCTGCATTCACATTGGAAATCTGTTTCATAACATTGCTGATCTGCATTCTCAATTCCTGTTTCTTTCCAGGAACATCATCAAATGATTTCATTTTCTCTTCAAGTTCTGCAATTCTCGCTGTAACCGCAAGATATTCTTCATCATTTGTCATATCTACAGATTCTGGAAGCTCCGTAAATTTGGACTGTTCTTCCTCAATCTGCTTAGTGAGTTCAGCAACTTCATCCTGTGCCTCACTGATTTCCGACTGTAATTTGTTGATTTCCTCGTTAGTTTTCTTTAATTTTGCAGCGGAAGTATTTCCAAGGTCGCAGACATATTTAAGCTTTTCCTGCTTCTCCGATTCAAAGGATTCTTTTATTTTCAACTGTGCTTCAATTCTGGCTTTCTTTTTTTCTTCAAAGGAAGCTCTCAATTCGGAAATCTGTTCTTCTGGCAGTTCCTGTCCGCAGGTGGAGCAAATGGTATCAGAATCATTGAATGTTTCAGCTTCAATAGCTTTCAGTTCAGAATCATCCAACTCCATTTCTTTGATTCTCGGATAGTCCTGTCTGGCTCTATCCAAGTCAGCTTTTGCCTGTTGTGCTTCCCTTATGTGGTTGCCCAGTTCCATTCCAATAATACGAATGCTTGATTCCTTTTCTGATTTTTTTAACATAAGTTCAGAAACTGTATCAGAAATAAATTTTTGTCTGGCTCTTAACCATTCATTCGCCTTGCTAACCAGACCATCCCTGGAAGATTTCAAACCACGGATTTCATACGAAAGACTGTCATAGCCTTTTGCTGAATCTTCAAGAATCTGTTCCTGTTCTTCCAGTTTGGAAAGGTCCGCATTAAGCTCCTGTTTTTTGGATTCCAGGGAAGAAGTATCTTCTGCTTCAACAGTCCGATTGGTTTCATATGCAATCTCCGTGTTTTTGGCATCCACCTTTTTCTTCTGTGCATTCAGTTCCTTTCGGAGCTTCTTCAAGGTATCCTCTACGGAATGCCCTTTTGTGATTTCTTCCACATGAGCGTACTGTGGATTCTCTTCCATAAACTGAGCAATATCGAAACCAGACATCTTTTCCAGTACCTTTCTGGATTCCGCTGTTGACTTCTGCAATGCGTTCAGAAATGGTTTTGGATTACTGCACATCAGAAGCGTTGAAGGTTCTGCTATTGACTGAATGAACTCGGTATAATCCTTTGATTTAGCCGGGAATCCGTCAATTTCATAAGAAGTTTCATTTCCATCGAACACCTCTTCGGACTGTCCTCTCGGTTTTCTCCACTTCTGTTTTGTGATTTTGCGGATTACTTTTTCTTTTCCATCAATCGAAAGCGTAAGCTCTCTTACAACATCAACCTTTGGAACTTCCACACCATTTTCTTTTCTACGAATAGAAGTAGGTTCTGTACCATTTGCCATCTTTCCTGTCAGAACGTCCAAATATGCGTCCTGTAATGTGGATTTTCCTTCTCTGTTTCTGCCAGAAATCTCTGTTCTCGGAAACAAATCTACAGACTTACTCGGAAACTTCTTGTAATTCTCCAGCAAAATTTTTTTCACTTCCACTTTCATGCTCGATTATCCTCCCTATTGATACCTCATATGCAGTTCTAAGCTCTACTTCATCACCAGATATTTTTTTATGATAAATCCGGCTCTGGATTCTTCCGATTATTTTTACGAAATCTCCAACCTTGAAATCAGCAGCTTCTCTGGCTTCTTTCAACCATGCTAAGCACGGAATATAATCTGTTCTTCGCAAGTCATATTCGTTGCAAGCAATCATTAAATCACAGATTTCTTTTCCACTTGGTGTTCTGCGGTACACAGGCGGTTTGCAAAGATAACCTTCCAGAATGATTTTGTTTTCACCTTCTGTGCTCCCATCACCTTCTCCACACCAGATTGTTTCCGCTTTGATTTCAAGAATCAAATGTGACTTTCCACTTTCATGTTTGTTTGAAGAACTGTATCTCCCTTCAACATAAGCGTGTTTTCCAATCTTTAAACCTTCCGTCTGCTTTTCTTTAACAATTACTGGAAGCAAATCTACGTTCCCACTGGTACGCTTTGCACCAATATAGAATCTTACGAATTTTTCTCCGTCCTTGAAAAACGTTCCTGGCTGAATGTCCATTATTGCGCCAAATATCTGAACTTCATTCTTATTATTCTTCATCCTCCAATTTCTCCATTTCTTTTACGGAAATCTCATATACACTTTCTGTTTCTTCCCCATTAACATAAACATCACGGCTCATTAACCTGCCAGTTACTTTAATGTAATCATTTCTTTTAACGTCTACCGCCAGATCAGCACCTTTTCCCCATAAAGTGCAGCGAGTAAAGTCGGCTCTTTCTGAAAAATCTCTTGGAATTGCCACAAAAAGATTTAAAACTTTCTTGTGCGTTACTGGTGTAAGTTTTACATATGGCTCTCTTGTGCAACTTCTGGCAATAAACTCTACTTCGTTTATATCACCATCCGGAACCTGTTCTTCCAGGATTTCCACTTTATCAGCTGCGATATAATTAACATTGTGGTGCTTATTTGGATTTTTAGAAGTGTCCATGCTTCTGATTACACCTGTTACCACAACTTCTTTTCCGTTATAATCATTATCACGTACAACAGAATCTTCTATGACGATTGGAAACATATCTACTGCACCGCTTTTACGAATGACTGTCAGCATGAATTTGTAATAGTATCTTCCGTAATGTTCGTGGCTGAACACTATTTCCCCGGCTCTACCGGATAATCTTACTTTGTTTAATCTTTGCATTTACTTTTCCTCCGTTCCTAATATAATAGGAAGAAACACCATTGAGAATAAGACTGTTGATACGAAAAACGCCCCGATAACATCAAATGATGTAAGCATCCATGTGATTGAGAAGATTACTGTAAACATCCCTATCCCTACAAATATTTCTCCTATTGTCTTTACCACCTCTTTCATTTTTCCCTCACTTTCTTCTGGATGTGGTTACTGCAAGTGCAGTTGCCAGAATAGCGATAATTACATTTCTTGCCATCAGCTTTTCTTCCAGATCAGCAATGATTTCACTGGAAAGTGGCTGATTTTCACCATTTTTTTGCATAAAAAGTCCTCCTGTTATATTTTTGTTTGTCAAATACAGGAGGTTGTGTTATAATAATCCTGTATTTAACTAACTCATTCTTAGTTAGATACCGTCCTGGTTGGTGTGTCAGCACCTTCCAGGGCAACTTAATCTACTTCTACAAATTTTCCGCTTTTCAACATATAGAATGTATCTTCTTTGATATTTTCTCCATCTACTTTTGCTGATTTAACATCTACAAGATGATATTCATAATTAATTTCTTTCCATTCAGCCAAAACAATGAAGCACCCGATTTTCCCTTTAGCTTTTGATTTGATTCCTGCTGCTAATGCAATGCTTTCTTTTCCTTCGACAATTGCCGCTGAATAATCTCCGGTATTGGTTGCCGCTGAACGATTTCCGGTATTGGTTGCCGCTGACTGATCTCCGGTATTGGTTGCCGCTGAACGATTTCCGGTATTGGTTGCCGCTGAACGATCTCCGGTATTGGTTGCCGCTGACTGATTTCCGGTATTGGTTGCCGCTGAACGATATCCGGTATTGGTTGC